CTTGGGAAGATTAAGGAACGCAACGCCTTTCCGCGTAAGGTAACTATGCGGGCTTAGGGAACAAGGTATTATTTCGAGTGAAAATAAAGGCGGTTTACCCTTGGGGCGTGCTTTTCGGCGGTAATGCGAATAACAGCGCGAATGCCGGCTTTTCGTACGCGAATACGAATAACACGGCTTCGAATACGAATGCGAATATCGGCTCCCAGCTATGCAGATTTTTAACGGGGTAAAAACCTTGCCACTTGGCAAAAAACAACAACTATTTAAGGGGTATTAGTAGGACTTCCCGAACATTCCCTAAGAAATCAGCAAATAAGTAGCGCGATGAAGCGAATAGGTAACTTGTACGAAAAGGTTTGTTCTATCGAGAACTTGCAGCTTGCGGACGAAAAGGCCCGTAAGGGTAAGTTACGCACGTACGGAGTTATCGAACACGACAAAAACCGGGAAGCGAACCTTTTGAAGTTGCGCGAAACCTTGCTAAACGGTACTTTCCATACATCGAAGTACGACGTATTCACTATTTACGAACCCAAAGAACGGGAAATATACCGCTTGCCTTACTTTCCCGACCGTATTTTGCACCACGCTATAATGAACGTCTTAGAGCCTATTTGGGTTTCGACCTTCACGGCGGACACTTATAGCTGCATTAAGAACCGGGGGATTCATGCGGCCGCGAAGAAGGTAAAACAGGCCCTACGGGAAGACCCGGAAGGTACTACGTTTTGTTTGAAATTGGATATTCGCAAGTTCTACCCTTCGATTAACCACGACGTGCTAAAATCCATTCTGCGCCGCAAGTTGAAGGATAAAAGGCTACTTTGCCTACTTGACGAAATTGTAGATTCGGCGGACGGCGTACCTATCGGAAACTATCTAAGCCAATATTTCGCTAACCTCTATTTAACCTACTTCGACCATTGGATAAAGGAACAGAAGCGGGTAAAGCACTACTTCCGCTACGCGGACGATATTGTAATACTTGCTTCGGATAAATCCTACCTTCATTCCTTAATGGGCGAAATTAGGGCGTATTTGGGGGATTTGAAATTAGAGGTTAAAGGGAATTGGCAAGTTTTCCCCGTAGCGGCTCGCGGTATCGACTTCGTAGGATATGTATTTTTCCACACGCATACCCGAATGCGAAAGGGCATTAAAAAGACTTTTTGCCGACGGTTGGCGAAGCTGAACAAGCGGAAAAGGCCATTATCCGAAAAGGACTTTAAGCAGGCTATTTGCCCTTGGTGGGGTTGGGCGAAGTCCTGCGATAGCAAACACTTGATTAAGAAACTTTCTAAAACATCAAAGTATGAAATCAAATTCAAACGATAGACCGCCCATTTTGCAGGACTTGGGTAACGGCAGTTGGCATTACAACTACAATATTACCGAGGTGGAAGTAACGCCGGAACCTATGGCCGAAGCAGAAGGCGACCAGGTGCCAGCCGCAAGGAAGGCGTACGATTACGACACGGTGGAAGTATGGGGCCGGCCGGATTACGACAAATGCGTAAAGGCCGTTTTGCGTTCCCGCCGGGACGAAACCGAAGAATTTAGCCTTATCAATAAGTACAACGCTTTCGTACTTGGGCTATCGACGGACGAAGCGGACAAAGCGGAATACGAAACCTACCTTTCCGAAGTGCTTGCGGTAAAAGCTATGGTTCGGGCCGATTTGCAGGAAGCAGGAATAGAAGTTACGGAATCTAAATTGTAGCAGCTATGGAACAGAAAATAGAAAAGGGTATCGGCTTTCTTCAAAGGCTAATAGCCCTGCAAAACAAATACGGCTTTTTCTCGATTATCAAAGGGTTGTTTATCCTTCTCCTATCGGGGTACGTGGTATTCTTTGCGCTTAATCCTACTTACTTATTGGAAAAAATCGAAAACACGAGAAACGAGCAGCACGAAGACGCGATAGCGAACCGCATTAAGTCTGATGCAGAAATACGGCTTATTTTGGAACGCTTGTTAGACAAATCCAACGCCGGGCGGTCGTGGCTTATCGAATTTCATAACGGAAGTTCTAATTTAAGTTCCGGCCTGCCGTTTATATACGGTTCCATGCGCTTGGAAGCAACGCAGGATAGTATTATGGGTTTCGAAGAAGACTACGCAGATTTTAGCCTTTCGCGTTACCCATTGCTTAGTAAGGTTTTGGAAGACGGCTTTTTTTACGGGAATATCGAAGATATTAAGCCGTTAGACCAAAAGCTGTATTTCAAAATGAAATCCAATAACGTAACGGAAATGGCCATATTAGCCATATACAAGGGTAATACCCCCTTGGGGATTGTCGGTCTAACGTATTGTAATACGCCTATGGAAGCGCAAAGGGTCGGTATGTTGATACGCAAGGCCGGAGTTCAGATAGCTACGTTATTGTCCTAAACCAAATTCGATATGGCAGACGTAAGAAAACTATTACCCTTCATTTTGAAATGGGAAGGCGGGTTTGTAAACGACCCGCTGGATAAGGGCGGCGCGACGAACAAAGGCGTAACTATCGCCACTTGGCGCAAAGTGGGCTACGATAAGGACGGGGACAGCGATATAGACGTAGACGACCTTAAACTAATTACGGAAGACGACGTTTTGAACCGGGTATTAAAGCCCCACTATTGGGACAGGTGGAAGGCCGACGACATAGTAAGCCAGCCGGTCGCCGATATTTTGGTGGATTGGGTTTGGGGTTCCGGTGCGAACGGCATAAAGATACCCCAGCGCATATTAGGAGTACAGGCGGACGGTATCGTAGGCCCGAAGACCTTGCAGGCCGTCAATAACGCCGACCCGCGTACATTGTTCGACACGATTAAGGCCGAGCGCAAAGCCTTCCTTTACCGGATTGTGGAACGCGACCCTTCGCAAAAGCGGTTTATCAAAGGGTGGCTTAATCGGCTTAACGCCTTAAAATATTCAGTATGAAACCGAAATTTAGTATAGTAGTAATTGCGTTGCTTTTATCCGTATTGCTTGCCGGTTGCAGCACGCCGCGAAAGTTGGCCGGCAGCACGAAGGAAACGGCTAAGACCGAAGAAAAGCGGGACGAAACGACGGCGGCCGAATTTCGCCGGACGGTAGACAGTACGAAAACCGAAGGCGTAGAAGTAACCTATACGAAAATCGAGTTTTTCCCGCCGGAACCCGATACCCGGCAGGCAAAGCCGGACACTACGCGGACGGGCGGGCCGTCTAAGCCGGTTGCAGACACGCCCAAGAACCGGCCGAAGGAACCGAAAGAGAAACAGCCGCCCGATAACGGAAGGCAAGGAGCTATTAAAAGTATCGAAACCTTCACGGTAAAACAGAAGACCGAAGCGGCCGGAGTAACGCAGGAGGAACAGAAGACGAAGACGACCAAGACGGAAGAAGTGAACACGGACACCGATAAGGAAACGGATATTACCGAGAAACCGGCGGCCGACCCGTACAAGTGGCGTTACATTTTCGGGATTTTGGTACTATTGGCGGTTGCCTTTTTCTTCCTTCGGAAGACAAAAGTATTTACGGCCGTAGCCGCCTTCTTCCGTAAATTGTTTTAGCGGAGGAAAAGGAAAGCACCCAAAAGGGCCTTAAAAATGGGTTCCTTTTTGGGTGCCTTACTTGTAAAACCTTAATAATTAAGGTTGTCAGCGGAGAGATAGGCAGTAAGAACATACGAACAACGAACTACCATACGTTACCAAGTTTCCAAAATATCAGCGTTTTAGCCCGATTGTTGGTAACATAAGGAACCATACGCTACCGATTAGTTAAGGCGTATTTGGGTTCCTTTTTGGGTTCGGCTTATTTTCCTTGCTGTCGGGGTATCGGGAACTTGTTAAATTTATCCATTTCGGCGACCTTCAATTTATCGACGATTTTAATATAGGGCTTCATTGATTTGTAGTCGCTGTGCCCCGTCCACTTCATAATTACTTCTGCCGGAACCCCCAGCCTAAGCGCGTTTATGATAAAAGTACGCCGGCCGCAATGGGTGGTAAGAAGTGCATATTTCGGTAATACTTCTTCGTGCCGAACATTCCCCTTGAAATATACGACCCTTGTAGGTTCGTCGATACCTACCATTTCCCCCATTACTTTAAGGTGTTCGTTCATTTTTACGTTGCTTATGACCGGTAGGGCCTTATCGTTCGGCAAACCTATATTCTCGTACTTTTTCAGTATAGCCCGGCTATACTTATTCAATTCGATAATAAGGCCGTCTACGGTCTTTTGAGTAACCACGCTTATATAATCCTTCTTTACGTCGCTTCGGCGCAATTTTGCCACGTCAGAATAGCGAAGGCCGGTAAAGCAGCAGAAACAAAAGACATCGCGCACGGCTTCCAGCGAAGACCGGGACGGCGGGAATTTGAAGGAATACAGGTTAAACAGTTCTTCCCATTCCAAATATATAATTTCCTTTGCGTTTCCGTCGGCCCCTTTGAACTTCGGCTTAAATGTTTCGTGTACGTTGCTTGGGTTATATCCTTTATGGTATGCCCAGCGCAGGAACCACCGAAGAAAGGACATATTTTTAGATATGGTAGTATTACGAAGGTCGGCTTTATGAAGGCTCGTAATGAACTTTTGTAAGGTGTTTTCGTTTATTTCTTCAAAGGTAAGGTTCTTGTTAAACGCTTCCAGGTGCTTACGCAGGCTATTAAACTTCGTATAGGTCGCTTTCGTCCAATCATTCAAACGGCCCATAGTTTCCGTAAATTCGTCGTAGGCATTATAGAATGGTTGGTTATTTACTTCCTTTTCGGCGGTCGGGGTTGTTTTCCCGGTCGCTTCATCGAAAGCCGTTTTAAGTTCGGCCGGTGTCGGTACCCGCTTTTCCAGCAATTCGAACCGGGTAAATATGGCTTCTATTTGTTCTTCGCAAGCCGTAATAGCCTTATTTATTTCGCCGGCCGTTTGTCGGAACCGGTTTTTTGTATTGGAGGTAACGCGGCCTTCTTCTTCGTTCCACTTTTCCGGTTCGATACTATACCCTACCCGAAAATCCACCCGGTACCCGGCATAGCAAACACGCATACGAATAGGGCGACACTCCACCAATACGCCCCCTACCTTTTTGGGGAATAGATTAAATTTTATAGTCCGCTTCATTTTGAAAACATATTACCCCGGCCGGTTAATAACCAATCGGAAGAAACGGAATACTTGGCCGCCAAATAATAAAGGGCTTCTATTTGTATAGATTTATAGCGGGAAACTTTACCGGGCCTTGGGGTTACTCCGTAAGTAAATCGGGTTTCCCGATAGCGGGACGCGCTTAACCCGGCTTCCTTGCAAAATGATTCCAAAGCGGATAACCGGCCCAATGAAACAAGGGCTTCTATCGCTTGGAAGAAACGGCGGTTTACGCCGTCTTCGATAGGGGTTATTATCTTAGGCTTCTTTACGCCCATTTTCAAAGCTCCTTAACATCATTTCGAACGCCGCCTTTGGTACTATGGCAGTTTCCGCGCCGGAAATAAACGCCGCTTCCAAGGCATTAAACACAACTTCCGGCATATCCCCGTAATACTTTGGTTGGTCGTAGTATTCAGCTACTTTTATTTCGATTGTTTCCGGTTCCATTATACACAGTTATTTTTATCGAATTTTCGATTTACGGCACTTTCGTACGTCGAGCGGTAGAAAGTATAGCTACATAGGTTTGCTTCGAAATTTGGGGCATTTCTGCCCGTTTTCTATCACCGCACCCCGAAAAGCTATACTATTATATAGTGCAAACGTACTGCAATGCGCTATTTTTCGCTTAGTTTTTCAATTACAGAGATAAGCCGGGCTATTTGGCTATCCTTTTCTTTTATCATTTCTTGATAGCCTTTTTGCAACTCAATCAAACCCGCAATATCGTTAGTCGTAACCTGGTTTCCGTTGCCGGCAACGGCGGTGTTGTTATTTCCCGAAATACGGTTTGTGTTATCTCCGTTCCGCATTGTTCCGTCGCCGGTAAGCAACCACATAGGATTAAGTTCCGGGAATTGTTCGCCGATAGCTTTCATCTTATCGGGCTGGATAGATTGGCGTATATTATTGACATAAGACGATGAAACGCCTATCCGCCTACAAAACTCCCGCTCACTAATATTTAGGGTCTTGATATACTCCCTAAGTCTTTCTTTTACACCCATATAACGCGATTTTAGAAGGTTTCAAAAAATATTTTTCGCATTTTGTATAGCAAAAATTTGCTTGTTATACTGCAATGCTATATATTTGCAGCGTGTAACCGATACGATTGCAAAGGTATAATAATAATACGCTCCATGCAAATAAGCGGCATAGCAAAAAATACCTAAGCAATTTAAGCGACAATGAATTATGAAGTACGATACGACATTTATTAACCGAAACTTCCTTTTGAAAGTCTACGGAGTAGACAGCGAAAACAAAAGGATAAACCGCCTTGTAGGGGTTTCCGGCTTGGTGGGGATAATCGGTACGGAGCTTACCGAAAAATTCATTACCCGCGCACTTAACAGCAAGAAAGACAGCGTAAAATGCCGCCTGCGCCGAGGATTACAAGTAACACTATATTTCAAATAGAAGATGAAGAAAACAGTAATAGTTAATGGCAAAGCAAAGCGTATAGAATTTTCGTACGCGGTAGGCGAAACTATTTCGCTGAGCAATAACGAGGTAAGAAAACCTTGGGGACGGGTTACGGAAAGGGTAACGGTTTCAAAACTAACCTTTACGATTGACGGAAAGACCTACGAAGGAACGCGCACCTTTAAGGTTGCCGGCGGCCCCTATTCGGAAACCTTCGAGTTCGACGGGAATAGCTTTGCTTCCCATAAAAAGGCAATTGAATACATACTTAACAATATCGAGAAATGAGCGAAACGACAATTTACAAAGAAGGATTTAACGCCGGCTTTATGCAGCTTCGACAGATTGACGTAGAAGCCGCCACAAAGGAGCTTTGGCAGGCGTTGGGGATTAACAACCGCAACACTTTCGCGGCTTACAAGTTCGGACGTATCGAACCCAAGGCAAGCCAAGCCGTCGCCGTCGAATTGGTATTTAGGAAGTACGGCGTTACGACAAACATTTGGGGGAAATAGAAATGAGAGCCGAAGCAGGACTAACGCAGCGAGAAACCCAAATAGCCGAATTATTGGCTTGGGGAGCCGCAAAAAAGGAAGTGGCCGATAGGCTTTCTATTTCGCCCCGAACGGTTGAGAATACCGCGCGAAACATTTATAGCAAGATAGGAATACAGAAGGCTACGGAGCTTTGCGTATGGTGGTTCTGCACACATTGCGGCGTTTCTTTCGACCTATCCCCTATAAAACGGACAATTATAGCCTGCTTCTTCCTTGCGATTATTCTACCGCATGAATTGTACGCCCAAGGCGACACCTACCGACTGTTCAGAAGCCGCAAGGCTACCGAACGTACAGCGACACGAAGAACCGGAAGACGGCAGGAATACGAATTAGATTTTTGGGAACTATAAAAGGCAAAGGCTATGAAGCGACTAATTAAAGAATTATCCCTTTCGGGATTGACGCTAAAACAGAAGGCGATAGTATGGTATTTCGCTATATCGTTTTGCCTTCTTGCAAGCACGGCGGAAGCCCCGTTTTGGTTCTTGTTTTTAGAGGTTGCCAACTTCGCTAATGCCGCCCGCCTTATAAAACGGGTTCCGCTACCGGAAGACCCACAAGATAGTTAGGTATGGCGGACTTAAAAACAAGACTAATAGACCTTACGGCGGGGGAATTATTGGAACTAATAGGGAAAGGACAAAGCCCCCGGATAGAAGTAGACGTTACCAAAGACCCGAAGAAAAAATACGTCTACGGCCGGGCCGGGATTGCCGAACTATTCAAATGTTCCAAGACTACCGCCAGCCGCATAAAACAAAGCGGCTTAATCGACGGCGCATATAAGCAGGTCGGAAGGTTGATAATAGTAGATGCGGAAAAAGCCTTAGAGTTGGCCGCAAAGCGAGCAAAGAAAAGTAACAACCGAAATAAATAACTTGTTATGAGCAAGAAGGTAACATTAAAAGAATTAACCCTTAGAAATTTTAAGGGTATTAGGGACTTGGCCGTAAAATTCGGCGAAGTAACCACCATTGCCGGCGCAAACGCGACGGGTAAAAGTACCGTTTTCGACGCTTTTACCTGGGTTCTTTTCGGCAAAGACAGTAACGACCGTACGGATAGCGGGAAAGGCGCATTTACCGTTAAGACGGTCGGCCCGGACGGGAACCCTATACTTAAATTGGAACATTCCGTAACGGCGGTTTTAGACGTGAACGGCGAAGAAGTGGCCCTTACCCGCACCCTTACGGAAGATTGGGTAAAACCGCGCGGCAAGGCCGAAGTAGAACTTAAAGGAAATACTACGCATTACTTCTGCAATGGCGTAGAAATTAAGGCAGGAGCTTTCCAAGAAAAGGTAGCAGCCATAACCGAAGAACAACTTTTTAAGTTGATTACGAACCCGGCTTACTTCCCTTCGTTGGATTGGAAGACCCAGCGCGAAATATTGCTACGCATTGCCGGGGGCGTAACATACGAAGAAGTGGCCGCCGGCCGTGCCGATTTTGCGGCTATCCTTTCCCAGCTTTCCGGTAAAGATTTGGCGGAGTTCAAACAAGAAATAGCCTACCGCAAAAGCCGGATTAAGGAAGGTTTGGAAAAATGCCCTATCGAGATTAACGCGATAGACAGCGTTACGCCCGAAGCACCGGATTACGAAGCCTTGGAAGCCGAAAAGGTACGCTTATCCGCCGAATTGGAAGAAGTGGAAGCGGCTATTACGGACGTTGCAGAAACGGCCCGCAAACACTACGAAGGAGTGCAGGAAAAACGCAAGGCGATTAACGACCTTCGGAACCAGCAGCAGGACGTAGTTTTCAGAGCAAGACAGGCCGCGCAAAAGGAAGGCTACGAGAAGAATGCCAAACGTAACGAGGTTAAGACCAGCTACGAAATAACCAAGCGGGAAGCAGAAAATTATAATACCGCTTCGGAAAACGGCCTTTCCGATATTCGCTATACTATTAAAACCCTTACTTCCGAAATAGCGGGCTTATCCGCCAAGGTGGAAGCCAAGCGCGAAGAATGGAATACGCGGAACGCCGAAGAATACAAAGTAAGTACCGACGGCCTTATTTGCCCGATATACGAAACCTTATGCTCGGACGCAAGCGTTTTGCGTATGGACGCTATCGCCAAAGAGAAGGCGCGGGCCAAATTCGACGAAACCAAGACCCGCGACCTTACCCGGATTACCGAAGAAGGCAAAACGCTAAACCAGCGAATAGCCGAAAAGAAAGCCCGGTTACAGGAATTGGAAGCCCAACTTTCCGAACGTATGGAAGCTATCGCCGCCAAGAAAGCCGAATACGCGAAGAAGTTACAGGACTTGGAAGCGGAAATAGCCGCCAACCCGGAAGTAACCGTATCTACCGACATTATCCCCGAAGACTTACCCGAATGGAAGGAGATAGAAGCCCGGATAGCCGAAATATCCGCTACCATTTCGGATATACCGGCGGCCGATACTACCGAGCTTACCGCCAAGAAACGGGAACTTACGGCCCTTTTGGACGAAGTAAAACAAAAGCTAAGTATTCGGGCTACCATTGAAAAGAACGCCGCAAAGAAGGCCGAAATATTGGCGCGGGAAAAGGAATTAGCCCAGCAGCAAGCAGACTTAGAAAAGCAGGAATTTACGATAGACGAACTTAATAAGGCCCGAATGGACGAAGTAGAACGCCGGGTAAATAGTAAGTTCCAAACCGTCCGCTTCCGAATGTTCGAACCCCAGCTAAACGGCGGCGAAACCCCTACTTGTATCGCAATGGTAGACGGGGTTAAGTACGCAGACCTCAATACGGCCGGAAAGATAAACGCCGGGCTTGACATCATTAATACGCTTTGCCTGTATCACGGGGTAAGCGCACCGGTATTCATCGACAACGCTGAAAGCGTAAACCAACTATTCCCGGTTGCTTCCCAGCTTGTAAAATTGGTTGTAACCACCGACAGAGAATTAACCATTAACCACTTATAAAAATTAAAGTTATGAACGAGAACAAAGAAAAGCGCGAGTTCGCGCAGCAGTTGGAGCAAATCGCCGAAACGCTTACGCAGGCGGTAAAAGACAATGAAGGCCGGGCCTTTATCCTTATCGGCACGGACGTTAAGGACAATAAGGACGGAGAAAGCGAGAATGTGCAGGGCGTAATAGCAGTAGGCGGTAACGGTGGGCAAGTAATAAAGGGGTTGGCGAATTTCTTCTCCGAAAAACAAACCGCGCCGCTTGCTGCCGAAGCTATGGAATTGGCTGCCTTGAAGAAGTTAAGCCGGCTTCTTGAAAACTAATAACGACCTATAAAAATTATGAGTTATGGCAGAAGAAAAAGGATTAACCGTAATTGACGAAGCAAAGCGGAAATTCGAACTTGCCTGTAAGGACGCTTCGGCCTTGCAGATTGTAAACAACTTCGGCGCGGCATTTACCGCCGTAAACGTAATTGCCCTTTTGCGCGAAGCCCTTTCCGACGAAGTAATGGAGCGTGTATTTATGCCGCTTATGAACACGAAGGTAGGCTTTCTTACCGACCGTAACGGGCGGCCGCGTAAAAACGGGACGGTACAACCGCTTTATACTATCCCGGTTGTTCGGGACGCGATTATAGACGCGGTAAGTATCGGGCTTCTTCCGACCGGCAACCAATTTAATATTATTGCCGAACGAATGTACCCGACCAAGGAAGGCTATACGGCCCTTCTTCGGAAACTCGGCGTAAAATACTTCATCGACGTATCATTTGACAAAGGCCAAACCGCCGGATTTGCGGAGGTGCCTTGCAAAATCAACTACACGTACAACGGAGAAAAAAACAGCTTCGGAATAGTGGCTACCGTGAAAAAAGACGATTACAGCAGCCCCGACCAAATCCGAGGTAAAGCCGAACGCCGCGCCAAAAAAGCCCTTTATGAGTATATAACCGGTTGCGACTTCGGCGACGCTGACGAACAAAGCGGCCCCGTTGAAGACGTAGAATATAAGGACGTTATCCACGAGGTAGAAGCCGAAGTTAAAAACAATGCCAACGCGGGCGGAACACTTGATTTCGGCCAAGCAGGAACGAACGGAACCCAGCAACCACCTAAAACACCCGGATTCTAATATGAAAGTAATTTTTGGTATTGCCTTTTTGACGGCAAAGGACATCGACGCAATGAACGCCCGGATTAACAAAGCGGCGGACATGGCGAAGGAGAGCGAACAGAGCGTAGCCCAGCAGGGCAAAGCCCTTATTCGATTTTCGGGCAAGTTCGCTACGGCTATGGACTTCATCGGCCGGAACCTTCCGCTAAAAAGGAAGCGTAAAGCATTTCGCAAAATCGTAGAAGCGTAGTTACAATGGTTCTAAAAGTATTAGGCAGTAGCAGCCACGGAAATAGCTACATATTGGAGAACGACCGCGAAGCCTTGTTATTGGAAGCGGGCGTAAGGTTCGCCAGCGTGAAGCAAGCGTTAGACTACAATATAACGAAGGTTGTAGGCTGCCTAATTACCCACGAACACAAAGACCACGCAGGCTACATTAACGAAGTATTGAAAGCTACCGTACCCGTCTACGCTTCGGCCGGTACAATTGAGAACACCCCAATAGAAGGCCCGCGCCGTGCGAATGTTTGCAAGGCCGGAACCCTTTTTACCCTCGGCGGTTTCCGAATTATTCCTTTCGGGACTAAGCACGATTCCGCCGAGCCTTTGGGGTTCTTCATCAACCACGAAGAAACGGGTAATATCCTATTCGCTACCGATACCTATTACTTGCCTTGCAAGTTTGCAGGACTTAATAACGTATTGATAGAATGTAATTACCGCTTAGACCTATTGGACGCGAATATAGCGGCCGGGCGCATTCCAGCCGTTGTTCGGAACCGTACGCTAAAATCGCATTTAAGCTACGACCATTGCGTACAGGCGTTACAAGCTAACGATATAAAGGGGGTAAATAATATTGTTCTTATCCACCTTTCCGACGGTAACAGTAACGCCGAACAATTCCGGGCCGGAGTGCGAGCCGCAACCGGTAAGACCGTACATATAGCCGAAGCGGGGCTAATAATCAATTTCGACAAAACCCCCTTTTGATATGATTAAAGGATTTGACCAAGAAACGCAGCCCTTAAACGATTACGAAATGGGCGTACTTCTTCCGCTTCTCGTACGGGGGCTTAGGACGAAAATAGGGCGAGAAAATGCCGTTACAAACAAGCATATCGTAAACACCCTTAAAGGTTCCTATAAACTAAACGACGCACGGGTAAGGAAGATTATAAACCACATAAGGACAAACGACCTTATACCGGGCTTAATAGCCACTTCCGAAGGGTATTTTATCGCCCAAAGCGAAGCGGAACTGTTGGAGTACGAAGAAAGCCTAAAAGGGCGTGAAGGCGCTATTAGGGCCGTCCGGTTGAGTATTGCGCGGCAAAGGCGAATACTTTACGAGCAAAAGAGGGAAGAAAAACAAGGAACACTTTTTAACAAATAACAAAATGGAAAAGCAGTTTTTTATGGTTTACGCCGAAGGCCAAGGCGCACCGACGTACAAACACGAGAACGAACAGGCGGCCAGCAAGGAAGCCGAACGATTGGCCGAGAAGTTAGGGGTTAATACGACCGTATTACAGGCCGTAAAAACGGTTGCCCCGAAGGACATTACCAAGCGCGTAAAGACCTACGCGGACGCTTGCGCGGTACTTGGCATTGAGCCTATGAACGAAACCGTATTAGCGAAGTTGGGCTTTACCAAGGACGAAATAGCCTATCGCAAGTTAAAGACCATTGCCGAAGCCCTTAACGAAGGTTGGCGGCCGGATTGGGCCAATAGCAACGAGTACAAATATTGGCCTTGGTTCGTGTATAATCCCGCGTGTGCCGGCTTTTCGTACGCGAATGCGACTTACGCGGCTTCGATTGCGAATGCGTCTTTCGGCTCCCGGCTTTGCTATAAAACCCGTGAACTCGCCACGTACGCGGGCCGTCAGTTCGAAGGTCTTTATAACGATTTTCTTTTAATCAAAAAATAATGCAACATGGAAAGAGAATTAGGGAAAGACCTTGAACAAGGCAAGAAGCGCGTAGCCTTCCTTATGGATAACTGCGACGCGGTGGAAGAAAAGGGGTATATGAAGCCTTTTACCCCGGAAGAATTGGCCCGCATGAAAGAAAGCCTTTCGGAAACAGACATCGAAATTAACGACATCGAGGAAGAAAAGACGGCCGCGATGAAGGACTTTAAGGCCCGTTTGGAACCCCTTACGACGGAGCGAAAGAAAACCTTGGAAGGGTTGAAGAAGAAAGCCGAATTTGTTACCGAAAGGTGCTTTAAGTTCATCGACCAAGAAGCCCGCGAAGTCGGCTACTACAACGAGAACGGCGACCTTATCGAAAGCCGGCCGGCGTACAGCGAAGAATTACAAACAACACTTTTCCAAATCGGAAGGAAAACAGGTACTAACAACTAAAAAAGCAAAGCAATGACGAAGCAAGATTTAATTACAGTCGTTGGCAGTAAGACCGGGCAAAACGATAGCCACGTAAGGCCGATTATCGAAGCCACATTAGACGCAATTAAGGAATGCGTACAGCGCAAGGAATCCGTTTACCTTCGCGGCTTCGGAACCTTCCAGCCGAAGAAACGGGCAGAAAAGAAAGCCCGAAACATTACCGCCGGTACTACGATTATCATACCGGCGCACGAAGTAGCCCACTTCAAACCAAGTAAAAGTTTCACAATCAACAAGTAAAAAAAGCATGGACGAAAACAAAAAAGTAGTAGTAAACCTTCCCGAAGGAACTACGCAGGCGGAAATTATCGTACGTGAGGGAGAGGCCCCCGCAGTTCTTGACCCCAAGGCCCCGGTAAAAATCGACCTTTCCGGTGTTATCGGTGCGCCGGTTGAATTTTTGGAATTACGGCGGTACGATTCCGAACAAATTAACCCGTTGCGCTGCCACGTCTTAGTAGACCGTGAACAGGTAAGTATTACCCTTATCACGAACGAAGACGACGAATATAGACGCGGGCGAATCGTTGGAAAACTGACTACGCACCCCAAATTTTCCGAATTTGGGATTAACGCCGGCAAAGGTTGGGAACCTAACGAGTTGGGGCAGTTCTTCAAAATGAACCGCGCATTTTTCCCGGACAAAACCGCGAATATGAAGCTCGTAACCGAACTTAAAAACTTCGAAGCTACCGTAAATTCCAAGGTAGAGAAGCAAAAGAGCGAAAAGGGGGACTTCAAAGACAATTATAGCGGCGTGGTTATGAGTAACCTGCCGGAAGCCTTTACCCTTCAAATTCCGATTTTCAAAGGTATGCCGGCGGAAACTATCGAAGTGGAATTTTACGCTTCGGTAAACGGCCGCGACGTAACCCTACAACTTGTAAGCCCCGGAGCTTGCCAGCTTTTGGAAGACTTGCGCGACCGAATTATAGATGTGCAGGTAGCCCGCATTCGGGAACTAAGCCCCGAAATTGCGATTATCGAGCAATAGCAGTATTAACCCAGCTACCCCGGTTTCCGGGCCGGGGTAGCTTTTCAATGTAACAAAATGGCAAAAAGATTCATAGATACAGACCTATTCAAGAAGCGATTTACAAGGGAATTGCCGGCCGCTTATAAATTGCTTTGGGTGTACCTTTTTTGCGAATGCGACAACGCCGGAATATGGGAAGTAGACTTAGAGGTAGCCGGGCTTTATTGCGGCGAAACGTACACCTTAGAGGATTTCGAAAAAGCCTTTGCCGGAAGAATCTATTTCTTCAATAATGGAAGTAAGGCGTTTTTGCCCGAATTTATTGCGTTTCAGTACGGCGACGTATCAAACCTAACCCCTACGAACAACGCGCATAAATCGGTATTGCAAAAACTTGAAAAATACGACCTTATGCGGGTTTTGAACGAAGGTATTACCCAGCTACCGCAAGGGCCGACGTTAGGGGCTGGCAAGCCCCAAGGCAGGAGCAAGACAGCCCCTAAAACGAAAGGCGGTACAATCTTTCAGAAACCCACCTTGGAAGAAGTTACGGCGTATTGCCAAGAACGGGGCAACGACGTAGACCCGCAAGCGTGGATAGATTACTATACTTCTAACGGTTGGAAGGTGGGCCGCAACTGTATGAAGGATTGGAGAGCGGCGGTTAGAACTTGGGAGCGTAACGAAAAAGGGAATAGCGGAAATGGACGAAAAGGACAACAAACAGGGGCCGCAACGGGTAGACTTGGCGCGGTTCCGGGCGGTACTTCAAAAAAGAAATATACCGATACGCTTTAAGGTCGATAAGTACACCGAAGACGTGCCGGCAATGTTGCGCGAATGTTATATAGCCGAAGTTATGCGGCGGCGTATGCAGTTCATCGACGACGAAGCAACCCAAAGCCATATAGAAAAGGCGGCAAAATGGCTGACGGGAAACCATAAACCGGGGCTTCTTCTTCATGGAACAGTAGGCAATGGCAAAACAACCTTAGTTCGTGCAATAGGTAGCCTTATAGGGGTACTGTACGAAAGCCTATATTCAGACCGGCGTAAAAATGTTTTGGCGGTATCGGCTTTGGAGCTTGCAGACATAGCCAAGAACCAGCCGGAACGCTTCGACTACATTAAGAAAGCCGAGTTATTGGCGATTGACGACGTAGGTACGGAACCTTCCGTAGTGAAGGTTTGGGGAAACGAAATTAGTCCTTTTGTCGATACGATTTACTACCGTTATGACCGGCAGAAGTTTACAATTATGACCAGCAATCTAAGCGCGGAAGACCTGGCAGATAAATACGGCGAGCGGATAGCCGACCGATTTACGGAAATGTTCGACAGAATAGCGTTTGAAAATTACTCTTATAGAAAATAATAGCCAATATGGAAAAGATATACATTTCAGGTCGAATTAGCGGCCTACCAATAGAAGAAGTAGCGGCAAAGTTCGACGAAACGGAAACCAAGTTAAAAGCCCAAGGTTACGAAGTGATAAACCCGCTTAAAAACGGTATTCCGGCTACCGCCTCTTGGGAAGCCCATGTAGCTATGGACGTTCTTCTACTTATGGGGTGCGACGCTATTTATTTGTTGCCCGATTGGGGATTTTCCAAAGGGGCTACGCTTGAAAAGAATTTAGCCGAACTAACGGGAAAGACAATTATTTACGAAGAAGTACCTGCCTTCCAGCACATAAAGCAGGCGATAGCCGAAGGTATGGGCGTTTCATTCTTCGATATTATAGGCGAAAGTAGAGAGCAAAAACACGTCTTTTCCCGTATGATTTTCGCCCAGCTATGCCGGGAAGAAGGGGCAACGGTGGTAAGGATTGCAAAAGAGATGAAGCGGAACCACGCTACTATTATCTACTACCTCAGAAAGTACCCGGATGATTACCGATATACCCCCGAATTTAGGGCTTATGCAAACGCAGTCAAAGCCCACCTATCAAAAGACTAATTTTCCGCGAAAGCGTCTGACTATAATACGAAATGGACAACATTAGATTACTATATATAGACTTGTTTTGCGGTGCGGGTGGAACAAGTACAGGCGTAGAGAAGGCCAACTATAAGGAGCGAAAATGCGCGAAGGTTATAGCTTGCGTAAACCACGACGCGAACGCCATAGCGAGCCACGCGGCCAATCATCCCGAAGCGCAGCACTATACGGAAGATATGCGAACCCTGGACTTACGCCCATTGGCAGAACATACCGCCGAAATGCGCCGAATGTACCCTATGGCGAAAGTTGTGCTTTGGGCTTCGCTTGAATGTACCAATTTCAGCCGGGCCAAAGGCGGCCAGCCCCGCGACGCAGATAGCCGTACCCTTGCCGAACACTTGTTTAGGTACATAGAAGCTCTTACCCCCGATTATATCCAAATCGAGAACGTAGAAGAATTTATGAACTGGGGCGACTTGGACGAAAACGGAAAACCGATTAGCAGGGACAAAGGGCGGCTTTATACCAATTGGGTAGATAACGTAAAAGCCTACGGGTACAAGTTCGACCATAGAATACTTAATGCAGCGGATTATGGGGCATATACCAGCCGAAAGCGTTTCTTCGGGATATTTGCCAAACCGTACCTACCTATTGTATGGCCGAAGCCTACCCACTCAAAGACCGGGGGCGGCGACCTTTTCGGCAGCTTGGCGAAGTGGAAACCCGTAAAGGAAGTTTTGGACTTTGCCGATGAAGGGGAAAGTATCTTTAATCGTAAAAAACCGCTTTCGCCTAAGACCTTGGAACGCATATACGCGGGCCTTATAAAGTTCGTAGCAGGCGGGAAGGATTCGTTTTTGATTAAATATAATTCAGTCAATAAGAAGACGGGGAAGCATATCCCGCCTTCGATAGATGAACCATGCCCTACCGTAGCTTGCCAAAACAGGTTAGGGATAGCGAACATTCATTTTCTCGCAAAGCATTTTAGCGGACACCCGGAAAGCAAGGTTTCCAGCGTAGACAACGTAGCGGGAACCATTACGACCGTAGACCACCATAGTTTAGTAGGGGCCGAATTTCTTTCGGCATACTATGGAAACGGTAATAATCATTCCGTAAATATGCCTTCGCCCACTATTACAACGAAAGATAGGTTTTCGGTGGTAAAGCCGGAATTTATAGCGAACAATTATAGCGGCGGCGGGCAATTATCATCCTTGGATAACCCTTGCCCGGCGGTAATGACGAACCCCAAGCAAAACGTAATAGCCTGCAAATGGTATCTTATGAACCCTCAATTTTCTAACGCCGGCGGTTCCGTCGAAAAGCCGTGCTTTACCCTTATCGCCAAAATGGATAAAAAGCCCCCGTACCTTATTGCTACGGAGTGCGGACAATTGGCAATAGAGATTTACGAAACCGATAGCGGCCCAATGCGGAAAATAAAGGAGTTTATGGCCCTTTACGGTATCGTCGATATAAAAATGCGAATGTTAAAAATTATCGAGTTAAAGCGAATTATGGGGTTCCCGGAAAACTACACCCTTATAGGGACGCAAGCCGACCAAAAGAAGTTTATCGGCAATGCGGTAGAAGTGAATATAGCCCGTGTTCTTTGCGAAGCCTTGGTAGAAGAAATTGTAGACGAACTATTAAAAGTTGCATAGAATGACACTACGAATTATTAAACCACCGAAACCCGGTAAAATGTTCGTTACGTTGGCTTCTACCGGCTATTTATTTTTCAGTAGCCGAGCAGTTGCAGAACTTAACCTTTCAGAGCATAAAGGGGTACTATTGGCCCACGATGAACGCGGGGCCTTGTACTTGAAAGTTTCCTATAATACAGACCCCGACGCTTTCCGGATTTATGTACGGAAAAATGGGGTTTGTTCAGTTACGTGTATTCGGATTGCGCCCTTGCTTCGCCGTATAGGTATCGAAATTAAAAAATCAACCCGGTACAACCTTATCGAAGCATTGGAAGAAGGTTTTTACAAGATAGAAGGACTTAAAACAAAATGAAAACAAAGGATTTAAGCAAGTTGCCGGAAGGGGCTATTTTGCTGGTAATTAAGAATGAAAATGGGACTTTTTCGCCATTAGGAATAAACCCCGACCAAGGGCGGATTATAACGGCTTTTATCGGGAAATTAAGCGAAGAACAGCCGTTAGTAGTAGCCAAAGGAATAGAGTTAATAACCAAATAATTAAACCAATATGTTAGTATTAGAAGCAATTGGCAACCTTGGAGCGGATGCCATTATTAAAGACCTTAACGGGCAAAAGTACATAGCTTTCAGCGTAGCCCATACCGAAAGCTATAAAGATTCGCAGGGGCAACGACACGAACGTACGACTTGGGTAAGCTGCCTTAAATACGGAGAAAGCCCGGTAATTAACTATTTGAAAAAAGGAACCCGCGTATTTATTCGCGGCGAACTTTCGGCCAAGGCATACGAAGCCGGCGGAGTATTACAAGCCGGTATAAATTGCCGGGTTAGAGAATTGCAGCTTTTAGGCGGAAACCGGGCCGACCAAACAGAAGCCCCCCAGCAGGCCGTAACGACTTCGGCCGCTACACCAACTTACGCGCCGCCGGCATATCAGCAACCCGAAGAAGTAGACGATTTGCCATTTTAACAATTACCGATATGATAGGAAAGAAATTAAGCCCCGTACTTGAAGAAATGGAAGCTACCCTTTGGGAGTACGAAGCATTTAACGGGGCAAAACCGAATTACACCTTAGAAGGGTTCCGGGCTTCTACAAAAATATTTATGAGCGCACTATTAGATAAGTTTTTCGAGAAGCAGCAGGCCGAAGGAATTAGCCAAGAAGACACCTTAAAAGCCGTAGAAAAATTAGGGCAAGACGTTCGGGCCTTGGTCTTTAACGCTACCGGAATAGATACGCACCTACTTTATAACCGAACAAAAGTTAATTAACGATGAAAGCAGTAGTAACACTTGGCAAACACTTCGGCCCGAAGCACCCCCGTAAAGGGCAGGAAACGGGCTTTATAGCCAAAGTAACCGACGGGCGGAAGGTACACACCTGCCGGAGCAATTACGGGTATTGGCGGGCAAAAATCGAAAAAATAACGGCTACGGGTGGAGTTCTTAGCGTCCGCCAATGGAGCGCAAAACCATACCGAAGCCCCCAAGAAGTTATAACCGAGATTCCGACCGGCATTGTAGGCGTGCAGAGGTTGGCATTAAGGCGCGAACGTCGTGTAATAAATCACTATGCGGAAGAACAGGATAAACCGATAGCAACTGCCATTTATTACGATTATACGGCAGAGGTAGACGGCCACCTCGTCCCCTTGGAGATTTTAGCCGAAAACGACGGGCTTACGGTAGACGATTTTAAGGCATGGTTCGCGCCGGTTTTCGCCGAAGCAGATAAGAAGTACCCGCAGTTCGCCGGGCTCGCCTCTGCCGTTACGATTGACTTTGCCATTATTCACTTTACGAAACGACGCTACTAAACACCAACAAAAAAAGATATGAAAGTAAAGGACATTATTAAGGACGACAAATTTAACGAGTTCTTAGGCTACGAGATTGAAGCCTACAACAAACGACCTGCCCCGCAAGAAGGTTGTAGGTATCGCCGGACACCGTATGACGCTTTGAAGGACGCGGGGATATTTACGGTAGAAGGTATTAGGGAAACTTTTATAAAGGTTGCGAACCTTGAAAGCGACCTGCCGAAGTCCCAGCGCGACGCGATAACCGGGCTTGTTTTCAGAGTAGCCCAAACGGTAGTAAACTATCGGGCGAAACAGGAAGTAGAAGCTAAAAAAGTAACGGTATGAACAAAGGGGAAATTACCTATACAATAAAAGTAAAAAGGCGTACCGGCCTATTATGGAATACGATATTTTGGCTTGTATTCTTTACGGTAGTGCCGCTTCAATTGGTATGCCTATGGCTTTCCAAGGGGTTAGCTATTCTTTCGGATTTGCTTCGGGAACTTTGTTACCGGGCATGGTTCAAACAAACAACAAAATAGGTATATGGGATTCAAAGCAATAAAGCAGCATTACGATATAAAGTATATCGTAGCTATCTATAACGAAGAAAAATACGGCGGGGATTGTATTTGTATTGGTTCCGGGTATGTTCACGGGCTTATAGCCATAAATATAGAAACCGGTAAAGTTTTCTATTCGTCTTTGGTTACGCCCGGAGAGGATAGCGAGATAGGGCAGCTTGCCGCCCGGATTAAGGAAGACGAAAAGAACGGGGTACTTCGGGCCTTGATTGATGAACCGGACACCTTCGCCCGGAACCTTCCGGTATTCACTATTGACCGGTGGGCGGTAAAGGCCGAACTATGCGAAGAATACGGCTGGCCGAATACGACCCATAGCGGCGCGATTATGTACGAAAATACATACTTCCGTACACGGGCCGAAGCCTATGCCTATTTGCTTCGTGATACGAAATCAGGGGTTACGCATAGTAATTTCGGGTATAACTTCAAAGAGGGGTTAATCCACATTCGACGAGCGTTTAAGTTGCTTTTTCGGGAATGTTGGTTTTGGTTTTCCGCCCGGATGGTTGGCTTAATAATAACGAAACGAAGCTATGGGAAGAAAAGGACGTAGACCGGGGGCTATTGATACGGCCCCTACCTTCCCAGCGACCAAGCGGCCACACGATAACAACCGACACCGGGAATTATGCCTATTAGCGGCACAATGGCTACGGCGTTCTAAACTTACTTACCCTTCTTGCCCGTACGTTGCCGTAGAATTGGTAACGGCCAGCCAAGAAAGCCCGGACGTTTTCGGGTGGAACTATTGGGCTACGGTTCTTATCGAAGTGAAGGTTTCGCGTTCCGACTTCTTGGCCGATGCAAAAAAGAGTTTCCGCCAGCAGCCGGAAGAAGGCGTAGGGGCCTTTCGGTACTATTGCAGTCCCGAAGGATTGATAACCGAAGTCGATTTGCCGGATAAATGGGGGCTACTTTGGGAGAAAGACGGGGTTATAACCGTCGTTAAGGATGCGGAACGCCAGCAACAAAACGCGCAGGGCGAAATAACTATCCTTGCTTCGATTATGCGCCGCGAAGGGGTAAAGCCCCGGTTATTTGATTATAGAAAGCAAAATAATGAAGTATGAAGCAGGACAAAGAAACTAAGGCTTTACAGGAAGAAGTAAAAACGCTTAAAGCCGAAAAAAAGGAATTGGCTTGTAGGTTAAGCGGTCTTTCTTCGACGTTAATACAGGTTCTTAAAGTAAAATCCCTTAGAGGTTGCGAGGTAAAAAATTGGTTGGGATTTCAGAACGGGAACGGTACGGACGTAGGGCAAGATATAGAACGATTGATTAAGCGGGCCGAACGGGAACAGAAGTATTTATTAACGGTTAAACACGAATAGGTATGTTCGACACAGATAAAGTTATAGTAGTTGCCGACGTTACGAAGCAGCCGTATTTATCGGTCGCTCGTTTTTCGGGCGGGTGCCGGGTAAATGGCGTATTCTACGCCTATGTTCCCCAGCGCGATATTTTGGTACGCGAAGATTGGTTAAAGGCATATTCGGCTATGGATTACGACAAATTTATAGCCGCCATTAAGACCGGAGCCAAACAGGAATTACCGACTTGCCGGACTTGTAAGCACCGCCAGCGTTGGGAATTAAACGACCATAGCACGAAGATAGTGCAAAGTTGCGCCCTTCAAAAGAGCCGAAGAACGGGTAACGGATTGAAGCGGATAAAGGTAACTAACCCGGCTTGCCACTTGTACGAAAAGGTAGACGTATGAAAATAGGGCTTGTAGACGTAGACGGGCATAACTTCCCTAATTTGGCGTTAATGAAAATTGCGGCCTACCATAAAAAACGCGGCGATATTGTGGAATGGGTAAATTTCTTTGAGAGATACGACAAAGTATATATTTCAAAGGTTTTTACGTTCACGCCGGACGTTGTAACGGTTATTCAATCGGACAATATCGAACGCGGCGGTACCGGGTACGACATAAGCAAGAAGCTACCGGAAGAAATAGATAACGAACTACCGGATTATTCTATATACTCGCGTGCTAAATGGTTCGACGGCATGACCGCTTACGGGTTTATTACGCGCGGTTGTATTCGTAATTGCCCTTGGTGTATTGTCCCGAAAAAGGAAGGGGCTATACATAAATACCGAGATATTGAAGACGTGCTACAAAATAAGAAAGCCGCCGTTTTAATGGATAATAATATTTTGGCTTCCGATTGTTGCCAAGAACAATTAGAAAAGATAGCTAAAATAGGGTGCAAAGTGGATTTTAACCAAGGTTTAGACGCGCGTATAATCGTATCTAATCCCAAAGTTGCCGTTTGGCTTTCAAAAATTAAATGGCTTGCCCCTATCCGGTTGGCTTGCGATAGTAAAGCGATGATGCCGATAATAAAGGAAGCTGCCGATTTACTGAGGGGAGCCGGTTGTAAGCCCCACCGCCTTTTTTCTTACGTCCTTCTAACCGACTTAGAAGATAGCTTAGAACGTATAAATTTTCTTCGGGAAATGGATATTATGCCATTTGCACAACCGTATAGGGATTTTACGCCAAATCAAATTATCCCACAATGGCAGAAAGATTTAGCACATTGGACTAATCGCCGGGAGCTATTAACGTCTTGCGATTTCAAAGACTTTCAGCCACGACACGGATTTTATTGTAGTGAATATTTCAAATAAACAACCATGCGACATATAGAAAGCCAAATACAGAAGGACTGCGTTACTTGGTTCCGGTTGCAGTACCCGAAAATAGGCCGCCTTCTTTTCGCGGTTCCGAACGGCGGGGCGAGGAACGCAAAGGAAGCCGCGATTATGAAGGGCGAAGGAGTAACGGCCGGGGTTGCCGACCTTATCCTACTTTACCCTTCCGGCGGGTTTCATTCCCTTTGTATCGAGTTTAAGACCCCCAGCAAAAGCAGCCGGCAGACACCCACGCAAAAGGAGTGGCAAGCGTTGGCCGAAGCGCACGGTAATAAGTACATCGTTTGCCGTTCCTTAGAAGATTTCCAGCAGGTTATACGGGCATATATCCCCCGTTTATGTTGGTAACTTTTTAATTATTCTTGGATAAAGAAGCGTATTATTATAATACGCTTCTTTTATTTTTGCGTAACGCGAATATTTACACACAAATAAACGTACGCAGGTATGAAAGAAAAGATTTTACAGGCCCTTACGACCTTTAAGGGCTACTTATTCAGTTCGGACAAATGGCCACATTTAGCGGCGGGCTTTATTATCGCCTTCATCGTGGGGCTTTTCGGAGTCTTCTATGGCCTTTGCGCTGGGATTGCAGCCGCCGCCGGGAAAGAGCTTTACGACAAATTCAGCAAGAAAGGAACCCCGGAAGTTTGGGATTTCATTTTTTCGGTAGTCGGTGTACTTGCCGGTGTCCTTAACGTACTATTGGCCCGCTTAGTCTTCCACTTCATCGCGTAGAGCCTATGACACCGAAGAAGATTATAGAAGCGGATATAGCCCAACTTGTACCGGACGACGTGAATTTTAACAAGGGTACGCAGTTCGGCCAAAGTTTGATAGAAAAGAGCCTGCGCCAATTCGGGGCGGGCCGTTCTATTCTTTTGGATAAGAACAACCGTATTATAGCCGGAAACAAGACCGTAGAAAACGCCGGGCAAATTGGCTTAGAAAAGGTTTTGATAGTCGAAACCACCGGCGAAGAAATAGTAGCGGTAAAGCGTACCGACATAGATTTAGACACGCGGGAAGGGCGCGAACTTGCCTTAGCCGACAATGCGACCGGGGCCGCTAACTTGGCTTGGGACGAAGCGGCACTTACCCAAGCGTCGGATAAGTGGGATATAGCCCCCGACGATTGGGGCGTAGAATTGGAAGGCTACGGCGGAGAAGGCGGCCAAGGGGAAGAAGATACCGAAGAACAGCTTAGAAGACTTAAAGACGACTTCGTAATGCCGCCTTTTTCCGTGCTTAATACCCGTACGGCCGAATGGCAGGAACGCCGCCGCGCTTGGCTGGAAATAGGCATAAAGAGTGAGGAAGGCCGGGACGACGATTTGACATTTGCCAAAGACGCACAACCGCCTATTTATTGGGACACCAAAAACGCACTTCGGGAAACCTTGGGCCGTGAACCTTCCGCCGATGAAGTGTTAGCGGAAATGGAGAAGCAGGGAATACAGGCTATGGCGACTACTTCAATATTCGACCCCGTTCTAACCGAACTTTCCTACCGTTGGTTCAATATCGAGGGCGGCCGCATTTTAGACCCCTTTGCCGGTGGAAGTGTTCGCGGTATCGTAGCGGCAAAATTGAATATGCCGTACGTTGGTAACGACCTTCGGGAAAAACAGGTAGTAGCCAATATCGAGAATGCGAAGGAAGTATTAGGTAACATGCCGGCCGACATTGCGCCGCGTTGGACGGTTGGCGATAGTACGCAGCTTGAAGACGTGTTACAAAAGAACGGCGTTACCGGCGATTTCGATATGGTATTTTCTTGCCCGCCGTACGCAGATTTGGAAGTATATAGCAATGACCCCCGCGATATTTCCAATATGGATTACCCGCAGTTCTTGGAAGCCTACAAAGCCGCGATAAAGCAGGCTTGCGCCCGATTGAAGAACAACCGCTTTGCCGTCTTCGTAGTTGGGGATATTCGGGATAAAAAGGGCATTTACCGCAATTTCATAGGCCATACTATCGAAGCCTTTACGGAGTGCGGCCTAAGCTACTATAACCATTTGATTTTAGTAAACCAGGTAACAAGCCTTGCTATCCGGGTTCGCAAGCAGATGAACACGGGCCGCAAAATTGGCAAGCTACACCAAAACGTATTAGTCTTTTGCAAAGGTTCAGTAGAAGAAACGGTAGACCAATTCGAAGAAGTGCAGGTAACGAAGGCCGTAGAACAGTTCAATAAGACCCGCGCGAATAGCGGCCTTCACGACGACGTATTGGTATTCTACAAAGGCGACCCGAAGGCGATTAAAGAAGAATTTGGAGAACTGCACGCGGGGGACGATTTACCGCAATAAGTAAGTAATGGGAAGACCGACGAAATACAATAAGAAGATAGCCGAAAAGATATGTTCGCTTATCGCTACCGACACCTATACGGTGGCGGAAGTATGCCGTATGGTTAAAATTTCCGATTCTACTTATTACGATTGGATTACCCGGTTTCCGGAGTTTTCGGAGAATATAAAAAAGGCCGAAGCGGAACGTATGGCCTTCTTCGTAGCCGAAGCGAAAAAAAGCCTTCTACGAAAGATACAAGGGTACACGGTGCAGGAAAAACACATCACTACGGTAGGTTCCGGCAAGTACGACGTAAACGGCAAGGAGATACCGCGAATAAAGGAACAAAAGATAGTCGATAAACACTACCAGCCGGACACGGCGGCGATAATCTTTACACTAACCAACGGAGAGCCGGAGAATTGGAAGAACAGGCAGAACAACGAGGTAACAGGCAAGGACGGTAAGGACTTATTCGGGCAGCTTACCGACGAAGAATTAGACGCGCGTATAGCCGAATATAAAAGGAAATTAGGAAAATGACGCGCCAAGAGAAAATAGAGTATATAGCCGCATTGCGGGAAAGGTTGATACGCGAAGCACGTACCGACCTTTTGCCGTTTACCCGCGCCACTATGCCTACTTTCGACCCGGCCGAATTTCATATACGATATTACCACGTTCTAACCTTATTCGCGGAAGGGAAGATTAAAAAGCTAATGGTATTCATGCCGCCCCAGCACGGCAAAAGCGAAGGTTCTACGCGCCGCCTTCCGGCTTATATGCTTGGCCGGAACCCGGACAATAAAATAGCCGTCGTAAGCTATTCGGCACCGAAAGCCCGTAAGTTCAACCGCGAAATACAGCGCATTATAGACACGCCGGAATATGCCGAGATATTCCCGGAAACGCGCCTTAATTCATCGAACATTACGACCGTTGCCGGTGCATGGCTTCGCAATGCCGACGAATGCGAAATAGTAGGACATCGGGGCGGTTTTAAGACTGTCGGCGTAGGTGGCCCGCTTACGGGCGAACCGGTAGATACCCTTATAATGGACGACATTTATAAGGACGCTAAAACGGCGTGGTCGGCAGTTGTTCGGGAAGCTATCGAAGATTGGTACGATACGGTAGCCGAAACCCGATTACACAACAATAGCCAGCAGCTTATAGTATTTACCCGCTGGCACGAAAAGGACTTAGCCGGCCGCCTATTGGAGCAGCAAGGAATATACGACCCGGTAAACAATCCGAACGGGTGGGTAGTAGTAACCTACCAAGCGATTAAGAAGGGCGCACCTACCGAATACGACCCGCGCGAAGAAGGTACGGCACTATGGCCTGAACGCCACAACTTGGAAAAATTGGAAGCCATACGCACCCGAAACCCGCACGTATTCGAAAGCCTTTACCAGCAAGACCCCAAACCTTTGCAGGGCCTTATGTACGAAAATCCTTTTAAGGAATACGACATACTGCCGGCCACCAAGCTACGGAAGGTTAAGAACTATACCGATACGGCGGACGAAGGCGCGGATTTCCTTTGCTCGATAACCTACCTTGAAACCGAGATAGGAAACTTTATTTTGGACGTGCTTTATACGGCTAAACCTATGGAGTACACCGAACCCAAAACGGCCGAAATGCTAACCAAACACGCGGTAGAATTGGCCGTAGTAGAGAGCAACAACGGCGGCCGGGGCTTCGCGCGTAATGTAGAGAAACAAGCCCGGTTAATGGGTAACAACAAAACCCGTATTAAGTGGTTCCACCAAAGCCAAAACAAAGCCGTACGCATATTTACGCATAGCGCGGAAGTGCAAAACCTTACCTATTTCCCGCGCGGGTGGGCGCAAATGTGGCCCGATTTCTACCAAGCCCTTACGCACTATATGAAGGTTGGCAAGAACGCCCACGATGACGCGCCGGACGCATTGACCGGAACCGTAGAGCAACGGCCAATTACAGGTAAGAAAAGCGCGGCCGGATATTTCGCATAATGTTTAACTATCAATAGACAATAAAATGAACAGCAAGCAGATTAACGAACTTTTGGCGAGCGAGAACCATAGTACCGCTATTGCCGAATTGAAGAACGGACGTAATGCGACCGAGCCGAACGCGGCCGAATATATCGCCCAGCTTGACCCCCAAGGCCACGACGTAAACGACCCGGTAAAGCGTAGGGATAAGAAGGTAAAAGTAGACCTTTCCGACTTCGATATAAACGACGAAGAAAAGAAGAACATAAAGACCGTTACCAATGGCGACGGGGAAACCGAAAACTTCCGTATCGAGCCGGTAGCCCGCGTAGCCTTGGCGATTCAGAAACTTATAGTAAAGCGGGCCGTAGCCTTCACGTTTGGAAACCCCGTAATTCTTAATGCGGAACCGGAAGAAGGCACCAAGGAAGCCGACGTTTTGAAGGCTGTAAAGCGTGTTTTGTTCGATAACAAAAGCCGCACCCTTAACCGAAAGGTAGCGCGGGGTATGTATAGTAGTAAGGAATCGGCCGAACTTTGGTACCCGGTGGAGAAACCGACAAAAAACTACGGCTTTGATTCAACGCACAAACTTCGGGTAGCCATTTTTAGCCCGTTGTTCGGCGATAGGCTTTACCCCTACTTCGATGAAACGGGCGATATGGTGGCATTCTCCCGCGAATACGTCGTAAAGGATAGCGCGGGGGTAAAACATACCTATTTTGAAACCTATACCGACACCGAAATACGGAAATGGACGCTTGCCAGCAACCAATGGCAGTTATTGGACGGCTACCCCAAGAAGAACCAAATAGGCAAAATTCCGGTTATCTATGGCCGCCAGCCCGCCGTAGAATGGGAAGACGTGCAGAACCTTATAGACCGCTTGGAAAAGTTGCTTTCCAACTTCGCCGATACCAACGACTACCACGCAAGCCCGAAAATCTTTACTACGGGTACTATTTTGGGGTGGGCCAAGAAGGGCGAAAGCGGGGCCGTTATCGAGGGCGAAGAAGGAGCGACCGCGCAATACCTTTCATGGGCGCAGGCCCCCGAAAGCGTCAAATTAGAGATTGAAACCCTTTTGCGTATGATTTATACCATAACGCAAACGCCGGATATTGCTTTTGATTCGGTAAAGGGTATCGGGGCCGTTTCGGGTGTCGCCTTGAAACTTTTGTTTATGGACGCGCACCTAAAAGTACAGGACAAATGCGAAATTTTCGACGATTATTTGCAGCGTCGATTAAGCGTAATACAGGCGTTTTTATCGCAGATGAACGCCAAGGATAAGGCTTTTGTAGACGCTTGCGGTAGCCTTATTATCGAACCCGAAATAGTGCCGTTTATGATTGAGGACGAAGCCGCGAACGTAAACCTTCTTCTTTCGGCCACCGGTCAGAAGGCTATTTGTTCGCGGAAGACGGCCGTACAACAGTTGGGCTGGGTAAACGACACAGAAGAAGAAATAGCCCAAATTGAGAGCGAAGAAGGCGGGCAAATGTATAACGACCTTTTGGGGCAAGAACCGACGATTTAATATTATGGCAATAAAGGCAAAATTCGACATAGATAAACTTTTTGAAGGGGTTTACGCGAAGGTAGAAGACATACAGGACGCAGTAATAGAAGCTATAAAAGCCGCTTGTTTGCAGACCGTAGCCAATGCAAGAAGGTTAGATACTTACAAAGACCGAACGACGTTACTGCGATCTTCTATCGGATTTGTTATTTACGACCACGGGACGAAGGTAGCGGATAACTTCGAAGCAAGAAACGGGGAAAAAGGGAGCGAAGGAGTTGCCATCGGTAAAAGAGTTGCAGAGCAAGCCGCCGCAAGTTGGCCTAACTCTATTGTCGCCGTAGTTGTTGCCGGGGCCGACTACGCCCTATACGTCGAAAGTAAAGGGTACGACGTAATTAGCGGGCCTTGTAGCGAACTAAACGGGTTATTAAAACAGTATTTGGCGCAAGCCGTAGCCAGCTTTAAGTAATGGACGAACAACGAAAAAAGTTAATACAATATTTAGCCAACATAGAACGGCAACTTTACAACCTGTACGGGCGCACTTACCGTGCAGCGTTGGAACTTGCCGAAGTACGCAAAGCGATAGAAGCCGGCGAAACTTTCACTTGGAGAGGAAACCCGGCCGCCGAAAAACGACTTAATCAATACCTAAACGACCTTGCAACTAAGGCCGGTATTATTATTCAAAACGGCGTACAACGTGGATATATCCAAGGAGAAAAAGACGCACGAACCCCGATACTTGCCAAATTAGGTACAACGGACGATAAACGAAAGGCTATAAATGAACTTTGCGAAGCCGCAACAAAGGAACGCAGAGCGCAAGGTATGACCGCTCACGCTTTTGCAACAGCCGAACGCGGGGGGCTTACATTGTCTTCGCGCGTATGGAACCTTACGGGTAATGCCAAACAAGAACTTGAAACGATTATACAAAACGGCATACTTGAAGGTAAAGGGGCAAAAGAAATAGCAAGCGGGATAAAGGGTTATTTGAATAATCCTAACGCATTATTTCGACGGGTACGGAATAAGGAAACCGGGAACCTTGAACTAAGCGAAGCGGCGAAAAAGTACCACCCCGGCCAAGGCGTATATAGGTCGGCGTATAAAAACGCCTTGCGCCTGGTTCGTACCGAAATGAACGCCGCCTACCGTCGTGCGGAGTGGGAAAGCTACCAAAATAACCCACTTATTACCGGGTATGAAATTCGGCTAAGTAACAACCACACGACCACCGTAAACGGTAAGGTAAAGCGGCTTGTAGACATTTGCGATACTATGGCAGGCCGATACCCTAAGACTTTCCGGTGGACGGGGTGGCACCCTAATTGCCGGTGTGTTATGGTTCCTATCGTCATAACGCCCCAAGACTTCGGCAAATACTTGAAGGCTAAGCGGGCTAAGAAATTGGAAGAATGGCAGCCGAAAGACCGGAAAAGTAAACAAGTCGTAGAGGTACCGAAAGAACTAATACAATGGATTGATACAAAACAACGACAATTAAGAGCGGCCAAAGTAAAACCCGATTTTGTAGGCGACAACAAAGGTATAATAGCACTTACCCAGCAGAAGAAAGTATTATCCTTATTTGCCGGAACCTTACAGCAGTTCGCCGATACATTGTTTAAGACCGGGCGCAGCATGGGGCAAGTAAAGCAAATAGGACGGGTAGACGACATTGTACGCGAAGATATGGCAAAAAAAGGCCATAATTTGGAAACGGAAACTATTATAGTTCTTGACCGGACGGTATTAAAGTACATAGGCCACCCCAAAGAAAGCAAAGGGGCCACCGTAGCAATTACTCGATACGGGGAAATAGAAACCGCCATAAACACGCCGACCCATATTTACGAAGACCTAAATTCTAAGGATTTGGTGTACGTTTATACCCACCCTTACGAAAAAGGGAAGGTTATAAAAGTTGTAGTACACCCGAACTATAAGTACAAAGGTGTAACGGCTAACGTCGCCAAATCGTGGGGTGTAGTTAATGAATCGGATATGAACACGCACGATTACCGGTTAATAAAATAGGGGCTACCTTTTGGATAGCCCCTAAACCGAATACCGGTAGGAGTTGAACCTACAATATACCGACCTTTCGGCCCGCCCCGCTACCACGTTGCGACCATCGGCACCCGGTTTTTGCAAAAGTAACTTTTATTCTTTAATCCGGCAAAGTCCGCCGTTCCAAGTCTTGTATATAGGCATGGTCGTACAGTATTTTAAGTGCGCCTTTCAGTTGGCAAAGCGATTGTTCGGCAACGTGAATAGGTAAAAATTCTTCGGACGTTAAGCCAGCCGCTAATTTGTAATCGTTAAACTTCTCGATAACTACGAATACTTCCCCTATAATTTCCGCAAGTTCCGGGCAAAGTTTTGTTTTTTCAATTAGTTTAGGTTTGGCGGGTTCGTCTATTGCCACGTTCCCGCCTTCGTAATAAGGTAAAATTTGGGTTTCTACCAAATTTTCCATAGAAGCGGCCAAATTCCTATCTTTGCACCGGAATATACAACGCGAAAGGTTTTCTTCGTCAATATACCCAGCTATTTGTATTCCTTGGTTCGTTGGGGTTTCCAAATAACGGAACCTTGCCCCGTCTAAATACCGTTTCAACAAAGTTCCGCAGCTAAAACCTAACGCCTTCCAAACGTCGATATAGCAGAATAAAATAGTTCCGTTGTAATTTCGTGTGCGTATTTCGCCAAGTATAGGGGAAGAAAAGGGAATTATAGGGTAAACGTCGGCAGCTTGCCGCAACTTCTTTACCTGTGTTTTTTGCGTTGCTTTACCAAGAACAGAATACCCTCCCGTATTCCGAATGGCGGGTAGGACTTCTTCCACTACCCAATCTTGGAACGCTTCCGCTTCTTTCTTCCGGCTTTGGAAGATACAGCGGTATAGGTTCGGTTCGTCGATGAAGGTAAGGTTTTGCCTACCGCCTTCCGTAAGGGTGTAAACACTACTTACTCCCTTTTTGTTTAGCCTTGTTTTTACTACCCTTGGATTGGTTAGAGATAATGCAGTACATACATCAGTAAGGCAAAAAAGGGCTTCGCCATTTTCATTGGATTGTACCCGCATTTGCCCGAAAGCGGGATTTTTGAAAATTTGAACGCCCGTAGCGTTCGGGATAATTTTTTGTTCCATTATGATAAGCGTTTAATGGATTAGGCGAAAGAAAAACGGCCCCGCCTTTCCCGTTGCTTATCACCTTGGAAGGCCGTAGTGGCATTAACCAGCTACACGGGGGTACGAAGCCGTATATATTTTTCTCACCTCATTTATAAGGTGTGCAAACAAGCAAGCATAAAAAACGCCCGCACTACTTGGCGAGCTTCCGCACGCCTTCCAAAATGATAAGCACTGCAAAAGTACGCTTTACTTTTCGCTTGTGCAAGCGTTTCGCAAAAATAGTTGTTCTTAGACGGGGCGAAAATAGCAAAAATTACTTTTGTTTTATGAAAATGTATGGTAACGACAAATCCCGGTCATGTAGATATATTTTTGTTTCACTTTCAATATTAATGTAATATGAATTATATAAATTGTTAGTAGATTTTTCATATAAATAAAAATCTTCTGCATCATAACTTAAATAATAGTAACATTCAATATCGGTATATGTTTTATCTACAATATCAAAAGAACGATACGTACATTCACCTTGTGCAAAAAACAAATGTTCTTTCCCATTCATATAATCGTCCTTCGTTACTTCTATTTCTTTTTCGTAATTAGTGCCGAACACAATAATATCGGGGTCAGGAAGTAAATGAGATAATTCGCCACCCGAAAGATTAGAAAACTGAATATCAGCCCAAGTGCCCGCAAACAAGGCAAACGCTTTTTTTTGTTTTTCGGAATAAGTAGAAATTTCGTCATCATCTTTTGAACACCCAGCAAAAGCCATTACGCACACCAGCAGAGCAAATAAATACTTCTTCATTTTGAACAGTTGTTTGCGCCCCAAGAACCCGAACAGGCAATTACTAAACAAAGAAAGCGTGGGCCTTATTGGTCTACGCATTTGAGGTATCGCCAAACACCTACCGAAAGTAGACTATAACCCACGCTTAGCGATATATCGAAAATGGATATACAGCCAGCGAGCGTTAATAGGCTATCCTTTCGGTTTGGAAAATTGGCGATTTTCAAATGCGGATTCCTATACGCTTTTACAAGCGTCCCCGGATTTCTCCCCGGAAACGTTGCAAATATACTGCAAAAACACTAAACAACATTATTTTACGGCGGAAAATCGCGCAAAGAGCAAGGCAGGGGCTACCCAGCCCCTACGCAGGAGCAGGCCAGCACCAGCCCAGCGGCAGGCTTGGGGCTATGGTACTTCGGAATCAGATAGTTACGCTTGTTTCGTTGTTTAATGTGTTATAATTCAATTATTTGCAATTTTTCATTTTTTGAGATTAAGCCCCAGCCCAGCCCCTAACCAGCCCCAAGGCAGCCCCACAATTTCGCGCGGAACATTCGGCGTAATTTTCATTTTTACAAAATCAATAAATAATTATATATCAATAAGTAGCGCACGCAAAAACAAGGAGTTGCCCAGCTCTTGGGCAGCTCCTTGGCAGGGGCTACCCCAGCCCCTGTGGATAAATATAAGGATAAAGATATATAAGAGAGAAAGGGGGTGCAGGGGGAAAGAGAGGGAAAACGGGCTTTCGACCTGCGCCCCAAACTTGCAACATTACCGGGCAGCTTGCAACATTAGCTACCACCATTTCCGAAATGTTGATAGTAACCGCCGCTATGTTGGTAGTTCCGCCGGCGGAATGTTGATAGTAATACGGCGGTAACAAAATCCCCTTTTCCCCCACTTATCCGAGAAGGCCGGACAACCGGCAAAGCAAGAACGCCCGTTTTTGCCCTTTCTCGTGCCCGCTGTTCGATTTTGTGCGGTTGGCTGGTATATTTCCTTGTTTGGAGAATAAAACGGGCTAAAATCGCCTTCTTTTGCTATTCTTTGTACTGCGTTGCTAATTTCTTGAAAATTGCCTTTTCAACTACCAAGGCGAACAAAGACCGCCCCAGCTTCTTATAAGCCTTTCCGCACCCTTACGGTTGGATTGTTGAAACGAATGTAAAAAACTCGCAACGCTATACGGCGATTCGCATTACTATAATACGTTTCTTTGTCGCAGGTTTAATTAAATCCAAAAAATCAAATGGAACTAAACGAAATTATTGCACTACTTGAAACGCAGTTTCCGGGCGTGCGAAAAGACGGGCTTAACCAGCTTGCGCGAGTTATCGCCATGCAGGTTAATACCAAGGAAGAAGCTACCGGTATCGTAGGTAAACTTACCGCCGAAGCCGTAGCGAAGTTTGTAGCGGATTGGCGCAAAGACGCGGACGCTGAGATAGACAAAGCGAACAAAACACGCGAGGACAACCTGCGTAAGAAGTACGACTTTGTGGAAAAGAAACCGGACGAAGGCGGTACCCCACCCGCACAGGCCGGAACCTTGGACGTAGCAACCGTGCAGGAAATGATTACGAACGCCGTAGAGAAAGCTACTAAGGGCTTGCAGTCCGAAGTAACGCACCTTCAAAGCGCGGCCGTAACCGCCAGCCGCCGGGAAACGCTTGTTAAAGAGCTTGCCGACGTACCCGAAGCCTACAAAGCAAAGGTTCTTAAAGATTTCGACAGAGTAGCCAAACTTGGCGGCTTTGCCGACGAAAACGCCTTTAACGAGTATCTGACCGAAACCAAGAACGACGTAGCAGCCTTCGGCCAAGAGTTGGCAGACCGGGGCCTAAGCCTTCACGAAAAACCGGTACTTGGTTCCCCCAACAAGGACGGAGTAAGCGCGGGCGTAGAAAGCTACATACAGGCAAAGGCCGCAGAAGCCGAAAATAAGGGCTTGGGCGGTAAAGAGGTTTAACGCTAAACACTTGTAAAATGCTTAAAATCGACAGGAAAAAGGATAACCGCGTAATTCGCGCGTTTACCCACAAGCTCGCCGACATTCCGAACGGTATTACCGTTTCCGCCGCCGACCTTACGCAGAAAGTCCTGCACGAAGGTACGCCGGTAGGCAAGGACGAAAACGGGCTTTATCACGTCGTCAAAGTGGCCGTTCTTTCGGCCGACGCGACGAACACGGCAACGGCCTATACCGTGAAGAAAGGCCATAACTTCAAAGTAGGCGACGTAGTTATGCTTGCGACCGGTTCAAAGGCATACACTATTACGGAGATTGCTACCAACGCAGACGACGCAACCAGCGACGACCTTACGGTAGACACCACCCTCGGAACGGCCGCAAAAGCCGGCGATTCGCTTTACCTCGCAGCCAAGGCCGGGGCTTCGGGGTCAGCTTTCAAATACGCACCGGTAGCCCTTGTAGGCGAAAGCTATGACGTGGACGAACTTAGCAACCATATCGTAAACGCTTGGACTATCGGGCAGATTCGGGAAAGCAATATCCCGCCTATCGGTGCCGAAGTGAAAGCCAAACTTACCGGTATTCAGTTTATCTAATTTAATCGGGAAAAGTTATGCAAAGGAGCTTAATGATTGGCATTACCGAAAGGGATATGCAGGCCGTAATTAACACCTACGACCTTAAACCGTACTACTATCCTACCTTGTTCCCCTTGAAGGAGAACTACACGCTTACCTGGAAAGCCCTTGAAGCGCAGGTAGGGTTAAAGATTGCCGGCGACCTTGTAGCACGCGGCGCAAGTATCAACAAAAAGACCCGCGAAGCTATCGCGCGTATTCAGGGCGATATTCCGAAGGTGGCTATTAAGCGTACCAAGGACGAAAACGAGCTTAACGAATACGACATTATGGTCGCCATGACTTCCGCGAACCCCGACCTTCGGGCGTTGGTAGAAGCGTGGGCCGAAGATACGCAGTACTGCTGGGACGGGGTGGCCGCTCGCTTGGAATGGATTGCGTTGCAGTCTATTTCGTTGGGCAAAGTAACGCTTACCAACGACAACAACAATAGCGTAATTACCGAGTACGACGTAGATTATCAAATCGACGCAACGCAGAAGGTAGGATTTCAGACCGGCTCGGCCGCTTGGAACACCACCGGCGCGAAACCGTTTAGCAAGGACTTTAAGGCTATCGTAGCTAAGGCCAAGAAAAAGGGTATTAGCTTGAAGTACTCCTTTATGAACCTTGACACCTTCGCGCTTATGGTTCAGACCGAGGAAGTAACGAAACTTTGCGCTTCGTTCGCGGCTAACGCCTTGAACATCGCACAAACGCCGAGCTTGGAACAGGTAAACGCGGCTATGAAGGGTTTGGCGTACCTGCGCGGCTTGCAGGTCGTAGTTATCGACCAAGATATTACTATCGAGAAGGACGACGGAAGCCGCATTACCGGCAACCCGTTCGCCGACAACGTGGTAATGTTCAGCGAAAGCAAGGTACTCGGTTCGACCTATTGGAAGAAGCCGGCCGATATGAACCTTAAAGGTTCCGTAGCAATCAAAGCTATGAACGGCCACACCTGCGTAAAGAAGTATTCCACCGAGGAACCTATCGAAGAAGTTACCGTAGGAATTGCAAACGCTTTCCCGGCTTGGCTTTCTTCGGGCCGTTCCTTCCTTATGGACACTTCTAACAGCACCTGGACACACTAACCGGAAAGGGACGGCCGGCAACGGTCGCCCCTATCCTAATACCCTTACCCGATGACTTACAAAGAATGGATTACTAAGACGGTCGGCAAATTCCAGCTATCGGCGGACGACGTGGATTTGATACTTTGCAACCAAAGCGGACTTATCCCCGACCCGGACGCACCGGTAGACGTGCGGAAGGCTAAAACGGCCATTTGCCGCGAGTTTACAACGCTTATCCCCCTTGCCAATATCGGAGAAGGCGGGTATTCCATTAGTTGGAATTGGGACGCTATCAAACTTTGGTATAACGCGACTTGCACGGAATTAGGCATTACGCCGGCCGGCAAGCCCAAAATTCGGAACAAAAGCAACGTATGGTAACGACTTCCTACCAATACCCGCAATACTTGTACGCCTTGCAGCACGACGGCGAAAGCGTCCAATTACCTAACGGTTCTTGGAAAACGCCCGCCGCCGCATGGGAGTTAAAAGCAGCTTGCCGGGAAGAAACCAACGGTAAAGGTTCGACAATTCAGACCGCCGACGGAGAAACCCGCGTATTCGCTTCGCTTATCCAGCTACCGAAAGGTACGGCCAAAATTCCCGAAGGCACGCAGGTAATTGTAACGCGGGAGGAGGTAGACGTAAGCCAGCTTTCGAATACCGAGTTTGTAGAAGCGGCCAAGGCAACGGGCTTAGTTGTAGTAACCGGAACTTGCGAAAAGTTCGACCCCGGCCGGCTTCATTGCCGGTTATGGATTTAACACAAAGAGCCATGCAAAGTATAGAAACCGATGATATTCTTTTCGAGATTCTGAACGCTTCGGCCGAATTGAAAGCGGCCCTTAGCGGCGGAATATACGTGCAGGGCGAACGGCCGGATAATTCCGGGAAGGAAGACGTAGTAATTAACAACTTATTCCTAAACCACGAAGTACCGCAAACCGGAACTTCAAACGTAAATATCCACGTTCCCGACAAAAAGGAAAGGATAGGCCGAACCGAACAATTTAAGGCGCATAGGGAGCGAATACGCGAACTAACGGCTATTGTTCTATCGGTTCTAAAATCGGCGAACATTACCGGGCTGACTATTCGGGTTTCTACGGAAACCATAATTAAAGAACCGGGCATTAACGAGCATTACAACAACTTGCGGGTAGAATGGAATATACAACGAACTAATTAAAATTTACGACAATGGCAGCAAAGAAAACTTATACTATCGGTCTTTCCAAGATTGAGGTAGGAGCAATTGCCGAGGACGGCGGTATGGGCGAAACCTTGGACGTATTGGGTTATACCTACCAAGACACCTGCACGATGACGCAGGAAGACCCGGAAACGACCGACCACTACGCCGAAGAAGTGGACGACCCCGTAATAAGCATTAGCCGGGGCGGAAAAACGAATTTCAACTTTTCGATTATGAACCCTTCGGTTACGGTTCTTGCCGACCTTTTGGGCGGCGTGGGTACCCCCGGTACCGGCAGTACGCCGGATAAGTGGGAAGCCCCGGACAAAATCCCCGTAGTCGAAAAGTCGGTACGCATTACCCCGGAACAGGGCCTTAAATTCGAGATTCCGCGAATGAAGTTCGTAAGTAAGATTAACGCCACTTTCAGCAAAAGCGGTATTCTTCTTATCGAGGTCGCCGGTACGGTTATGCAGCCGACCAAAACGGGAACTAAGAAAATGACCGCTACGCTTATGACCGCAGACGCGCAGGCATAACGCGGGGAAAGCCTTGTTTTAACCCGAAAGCCCCCAAAATGAAAGTTTCGGGGGCTTTCTTGATTTAGCGACGACATGAACGAAGATAACATAAGAGAAAAAACGGATTTAGAGTTAGAGCGCGAAGAACTTAACCTTTTGGTAAAGCAAGGGGTTCGGTTCAGCGTCACACACAAAATCCGCCGGCGTAAAAAAGGCGTTAAAGGGTTCTTTCAACGCCCCGAAGCAGTTACGGTAAAAGAGGATTTCGAAATACAGGAACCTACGCTTTCGATTCTCGACCGGCTTAGCGCGGTATGGGTAGAAATGGGGATAGATGAAACCCGGATTACGGCCGGCGGAACGGAAACCTTGGCGGAAGCGAAGCGCATAGCCAAAGATAATGCCGCACGTATGGCCAGAATAATAGCTATTGCGGTATTGGGCGAAGACTACCACGTTACCGAAGTCAGCGAAGGCGGCAGGGTTAAGACCTATAACGACGATAAGGAGTTAGACCGGCTTACGGCCCTTTTCTTCCACACTATAAAGCCTTCCAAATTGGTAGGGCTTTCCGAAGCCGTAACCAGCGTAAGCAACTTAGGGGATTTTATAAACTCTATGCGCTTAATGAGCGGCGCAAGGACGACCCAACCGAGGACGGAGCGCATAGAGTAATAGGGCTAAATAGTCCTTACGGCCGCCGGGGTTCGATTTGCGCCCACCTTGGCTGGACGTGGGATTACTTACATCACGGCGTAGCTTGGGCCGTTGTTCAACGGTTGTTAATCGACGCGCCGCGCATAGCCGACGACGAAGACGGCAATACAGCGGGCAATACGACAACCAAGATAACCAGCGAGAACGCCGAAAGCATTTTACAACAGATAAACAACCTTATCCGATGAATATAAAAGGCGGAGCCTTGGAGTTCGATATAATTGCGAACAACGGGCAAATAAATAGCGCATTGGCCGAAACCAAAAGGCGCGTACAGGGTTTCACGGACGCAACCGTAGAAGGCGGCGACCGCATGGAAGCCGCGTACAGAGAAGCCGCCGCACAAATTGAAGCGGCGTTTAAGGATATAGACACTATGGCCGCAATCCATAGTAACGCAATCGCCGACCTTGAAAAAGAGTACGCCCGCCTGGGCGAAGCGGCAGGGGCCGCCTTTATGAAAGGCACCGCCAAGGGGGACGAAGAATATAGGGCATTAACGGCCAAACAACAGGCTATAAAGGACGAAATAGCCCAGCGGAAAGCACTTTTGCAGGAAGTGGCGAACACGGCGGACGCTTTACAGAAAGAAGAACAGACCTTAAACGAGAATAAGGCCAAGGTAGAGCAAAACGCCAAGGCGAAAGGCATGTTACGAACGCAAGTTATGAACCTTAAAAATTCACTTGCGGAAATGGAGCAGGCAGGGAAGCGGGATACGGACGAATACCGGGCTATGCAGGCGGAATTAGGCCGTTTGGCGGACGCTATGGCCGACGCAAATACGCAGGCTAAAATTATGTCCGACGACTACCAAAATATGAATACCGTATTAGAGGTAATGGGCGGTATAAGCGGGGCTTTTTCGGCCGCGCAGGGTGCGGTAGGACTGTTTGCCGGGGAAAATGAAAACTTGCAAAAGATTATGGTTAAAGTTCAGTCCCTTATGGCTATAACCATAGGCTTACAGCAGGTAGCCAAAACCTTAAACAAGGATTCATATACCCAGCTTGTATTAGTTCGCAAGGCGAAAGAATTACTTACCGTAGCGGAAACGAAGTTTGCTACGGCTTTGGGTATTTCCAACGTAGCGGCAAAGGCGTTAATGGCGACCTTGACCCTTGGCCTTTCAGTAGCGATTACCGCCGTTATTGCGGTTATTTCATCTTTCGTAAGTAAAGCGAGAGAAGCAAAAAAAGCGCAAGAAGAACTTAATTCGAAAATTGCCGAAATAGCAGTAAAACCCGTTGCGTCGGTAAATGAACTTTCTTTTGCTTGGGAAAAATTAGGCGATAACCTTGCAGAAAAAGAGAAGTTCGTAGAAGAAAATGCAGAAAAATTTAAGGAGTTAGGCGTACAGGTAAACAACGTGTACGATGCCGAAAATTTGTTAGTCAATAACAAAGACGCATTTATAAACGCACAAATATCAAAAGCCAAGGCGTTAGCGGCTACTTCAAAGGCTTCGGAGATAGCGCAAAAATGGCTTGAAAACCAGCTTAAATTAGAAGAAGCACAAAAGACCCCCAAAGTAACGAGGTTTGTACCCGGCGACCCAATGACCGGAATAGGTGGATATACTTATGAAATTGATAATCCTGCCATTAAAAAGTACGAAGAAGAAGGCGAAAAACTTGATGCAGAGATTAAGAAATTTTATGAGTTGGCAGCTAAAAGCGAGGCAGAAGGAGCCGAAACGCTGAAAAAAACAGGCATTAAAGGAGCAAAAGAATACGCGGCCGGAACAATAGGGGCGTATGAAGCGGAAATTTCCAAACTTCAATCCGAATTAAAAAATATATCCATTACGGATAAAGCGGCATATACGGCCAAATTGAAGGAAATAGCGGAATTGCAGAAAAAAGTAGACGCAATAACCGGTGGAAATTCCCGCACTTCCAAGACAACGCAGAAAGACCCGTTTACGGAACAATTGGAAGCCCGGAAAAAGAAATATACAGAGTATTACAATTGGGTAAATTCCAAAGACGAAGTAGTACGCAATGCCGCAAAAACCGAGTTTGCCGGGTTGCTGAAAGAAGGAAGTAGCTATTTGGATTACTTGCAGAAGCAGCGCGACCAACTTATTAAAGCTATCGGAAGCGGTACGGCCACCAAGAAGCAAGCCGAAGAATTGCAGAAGCTAAATAACGCCATAGCCACCGAAACGAAGGAAACCGTTTTAGCCGGCTTCGAAAAGGAACTTAAAGACCAACTTTCCGGGGCACGTTCCATTTTGGAAATGGTTAATATCTTAGAAGAAAAGCGTAAGGCTTTGGCCGGGGACGGTTCCGACCTTGACAAAGGTAAAAGCGATATTATTAAGAAGCAGCAGGAGGACGTAGAGCAAAAGGCCAAAGACCGGACGAAAGCCCTACTATCCGATTATGCGAGCTATCTGGGCGAAAAAATAACTTTCGAAGCCAACTACGCCGAAAATAGCCGCCTTCTTAACGAGCAATTGGCGAAGGCCAAGACGGACGACGAACGCCGTATAGCCTTGGAAGCCTTGGCGAATTTGGAGAAAGAGCGCAAGAAATACGCAAAAAGTTCGGGAAACGAGGACTACGACGCATTGGTAGAGGAATACAAAACCTATCAGCAGAAATGCGCCGATATTTCCGCGCAATACGACGAAAAAATAGCTTTGGCGACCCAGCAGAAGAACGAAGAATTAGTAGCGAAATTGCAGGAAGCCAAGAATAAGGCCCTTTCGTCCGCAGCGTTGCAGGAATTGACCGATTCCGGGGCTTGGGAGCAACTTTTCGGGAACCTCGACGACCTTACTACGGCGCAAATACAGGCCCTTATAGATAAAATCGAAGCGCAAAAGGCCCAATTAGGCGTAGAACTCAACCCGCAAGACCTGGACGTAGTTTTAAGCAAGTTACGGGAAGCCAAGGACGAAATACAGACCCGCAACCCGTTTAAGGCCCTTTCTACGGCTTTGAAGGACTATAAGAAGGACGCAAGCAAAGCGAACCTATCCGAAGTATTCAAAGGCGTAGGAGCTACGGCCGATTTGGTAAAGGGTTCGTTCGACGCGGTTACGGGTGCGCTTGCAAACATGGGACTTGCAGGCGACGAAGTAACCCAGCAGCTTTTAGGCGACATCGGCGAAATGATAGGTTCCGCCGGACAATTAGCCGAAGGTATCGCAACCGGCAACCCGCAGGGGATTATACAAGGTAGTATAGGGCTTATTTCTTCCGTGTTCGAAGTGTTCAATTTCCGCGACCGTCGGGCCGAACGTGCCATTAAGAAACACGCGGCGGCCGTTAAAGAATTGGAGCGAGGATATAAAGCACTTGAACACGCCGTAGATAATGCGTTAGGCGAATCGGTTTACGACAACCAAAAGGCCCTTATCAACAATATGCGCGAACAACGTGAGCACTTGCAGGCTATGTGGGAAGCGGAAGAAGGCAAGAAGAAGACCGACCGCGATAAGGTAGACCAATACAAAGAGCAATACGACGAATTAGGCCGCCAAATCGAAAACACCATAGCCGAAATTACCGAGAGCGTAACACAGACTTCGGCAAAGGACTTGGCTACGCAATTGTCCGACGCGATAGCCGAAGCCTACTCCGACGGTTTCAACAGCGACAAAGTAAAAAGCGCGATTGAAAAGGTTACGAACCAGGTATTAGGTAATGCCGTAAAGAACGCCTTAAAAAAGCAACTTTTAGAAACGCAGTTAGAAGGAGCAGTAAAGCAATTACAGCAAGATATGGGTTTCGATAAAGAAGGCGGCGGTTCCTTCGACGGCTTGACCCCGGAAGAACAAAAACGGTTTAAGGATAGGGTAAACTCGATAGCCCAAGGGTACGCCGAAGCCTTGAAGTTGTACGAAGACTTGTTTAAGGACTTGGACGATAACGGCGACCCAACTACGAGCCTATCCGGTGCAATTAAGGGAGCCAGCCAAGAAAGTATAGATTTATTGGCCGGACAAACGAACGCCGTACGTGTAAACCAAGTGCAGGAAATAGAAATCTTGCGCCAGCAGCTTATACACCTTGCCAACATCGACGGCAAATTAAGCGTATCGAACCGGCACCTTGAACAGATAGAAAAGAATACTTCGGGAAGCGCGTCCGACCCGTTACGGGCGCAAGGAATAACAATGTAGCGATATGGAAGTAAATAAACGATTGGCCCGCGACGCCAAAAAGAAAGGCATTTGCGAAGAATGGTACGGCCGCCTTATAGATACCAAAGGGAAAGACGAACTTATTAAAATGTACCTTGAAGGTATCGACTTTTGCCTAAGCAACGAGTACCCCAGCAACGAATTTATACGCCAGCACTTCGTAGGTGCTTGCGAAGCCTACGGCGTGTTCCTCGACCAAGCTATTACGGCCGGAAACTTCCGGCACGTAGTAGCCCTTGGCCGTTGCGAGGGTACCGCCACTTACGACGGTTGGAACGTAGGGCAGGTATTCGCAAAGCACCAAAGCCGGTTAAAGGTTCTTGCTACCGGTAATTCCTTCGTAATGGTAGACGTATTCGACGATACCACCGTAGAAGTAGAAGCACGGGATAACGCGAAGATTTGCGTAAACCACTACGGCGGGAACTTGACGACTACCACCGGCGACGGCGAAGGTAACGCGATAATAAAAGTTATTCGAAAAACGACTAAAACGTATTGATATGGCAGACGAAAGTAACATTATCCTAAATATGCCCTTCGATGAAGCGGCCGGTTCTACCATTGCTTACGATTACAGCAAGACACGGGCGGACGGTACGGTAGTAGAAGCAGATTTTACCGGCGGAAAGCAAGGCAATTGTATAAAGTTCGACGGTAACGGGCATTGCGATATAGACAAAAACGTAATTCCCCTTACCGGGAACTTTACCCTTCTTGCCTGGTTGAAGCGTTCGGCCTTCCCGGACGGCTTTACAGGTAAGCGTATCGGATTTTTCGCGCGGTGGGAAGCATTGGAAGGCTATACGGAAGCGTGGTTTAACCTTGCGGCCGATACTTGGGGCTATTGGGCTATCGTCAAAGAGGGCCTAACAATCCGCATTTACCTTGATACCGCATTAGTACAAACCATTACGCTACCGGCCCAGCCTACCGGTTTCGCTATCCTGCAAGACATCTATACGACCGCCAACGGCTACGGTTGTATCGACGAAGTTAAGGTATATAATACCGCCTTGACGCAGGAAGAAATTACCGAAAGTATCGCTACGGTGGCGCAATTGGCTTACAGCATAGACGGAACCGATTTTAAGGCTTGGGATATTTATGTAAGCGAAAGTAACGGCCTTCTTGACCGTCCCAAAATGAAAACCCCGGTTTCCGTTGATTGGCCGGATTATCACGGGGAGATAGTAGACCTTGAAAACAAGATACTGCAACCCCGCGAAATAACCCTTAATTGCTTTATGAAAGCGAACGGGAAGGTAGACTTTGTTACGAAGCTAAACGACTTCTTGGACGTATTCAGCCGGCCCAATACCCAGCGGCTTATGGTAGATATACACCCTACGAAACCGTTGCTTTACGAAGTCTATAATGAAAACGAGGTAGCCATTAGCAAGCGTTGGAATGACGACCTTATGGTAGGAACCTTTACCTTGAAATTGAAGGAACCCGACCCGGTAAAGCGTATCGTACGGCACCAGCGTTTAAGCAATGACACGAAGACGCTGACAATTACCCTAACCAGCCAAAAGGCGGTTACTATTTTTTGGGGCGACGGAACCCAAACGAACGACGTTTACGGAACCGGCGTAACAGCGACCCACGAATACACGACCGACGGAATTTTTTACGCCATTGTCGCCGGCGTTATCGAAGAAATAGAAAGTTTCACTACTAACGGTATTATCGTATGGAACAAATTATAGTAAGACACCCGGACGGGACTACGGCTCTATTGACTTCGCGGGCGCGTAAGTCCGGAGTTACCAAGGCCGAACAAAGTATTACGCTGTTAGGGGCCGATACGGTGGCGATAACCGTAAAAAGTGCCACGCCCTTAACCTTCCACTTGGGCGACCAAATAGACGTTTACGGGAAGACTTATACCCTTAACCAGCTTCCGGGCATTAAGAAGACCGGAAACCGGAGCTTCGAATATACCCTTACTTTCGAAGGCGTACAGTACGAGTTAATCGACGTGCAATTTTTGTTACCGGACGATACCGTATTAGATAGCTTTACGGGCGATTTAGAAGACTTCTTAGGTATTCTTATCGGGAACCTTACCCGCGTATATCCGGGTAAATGGGTGTTAGGCGTTTTCCCGGCCAATACGGAGTATAAAACGCTTACCTATACGGAAAAGAATTGTTTGGAAGTGTTGCAAGACCTTTGCGAACAGTACAGCACCGAATTTGAGATTACCCAAGCTAACGGCGTTCGTACGCTCAATATCAAAACGGCCGGGGTAAACTTCCCCTATACCTTCCGGTACGGGCGTACCGGCGGGCTTTACGAATTGACGCGCCAAAACATCAATTCCAAGAACGTAGTTACCCGGCTATACGTCTACGGCGGTAGTAGCAACCTTGGGGACAAATACCGTTATACCCGTCTTTGTCTTCCGGGCAAAGCTAAAAACGCTTCCTACATCGAGGACACGGCCGCTATTGCGGCTTACGGGTTGAAGGAGAATACAAAGATATTCGACGACATTAGACCCGAACGCTACGGCGAAGTAACCGCCGCCGGAAGTGCGTATTATGCCTTTAAGGACGCTACTATGAACTTCGACCTTAACGAAAAGGATAGCGCGGGTAATACAAAGTGGCTTATCGACGGAGCTACTGCAAAGGTTAAGTTCACTACCGGAAACTTGGCCGGCTATGAATTTGACATACACAAGTACGACCACGCAACGAAGGAAATACAGGTAGTACCGTTCACGGACGAAAACGGCATGAAGTTCCCCAGCGAAACAAGTGCGGCGTTTCAGTTCGGCATAGGCGATAAGTATTTCTTCACGGATATAAATTTGCCAGACGCTTACAAGACCGACGCGGAAAACGAACTCCTTGCGGAAGGCAACAAGGCAATAGCCGAATACAGCCAGCCGCAAGTACAGTACGGGTTAAGTATCGACGAAAATTTTATACGTCAGTTCGCCGGCGAATTGACCGTAGTAAACCTTTTCGCCGTCGGCGATTATATCCCGGTGGAAGATGAAGACATAGGCGTAAACAAATCGGTACGGATTACGGCCTTTACGCGCGATTTGCTGCGGGAATACAAGTATAATATAACCTTGGGCGACAGCGTAACCAAAACGACGATAACCCGCGTTATCGAAGACTTGCAGAAAATCGACAATGTTATAGAGATAAACGACCTTGCCGACCCGTCGAAGGCCCGCCGCAATTGGAAAGCCAGCCAAGAAGTATTAGCTAACGTTTTCGACCCCGAAGGACACTATTACAGCGAGAAGATAAAGCCGCTTTCGATTGAAACGACTATGTTAGCCGCCGGCGCACGTTCCCAGCAGTTCGTATTACAAAATACAATGTTCGAACCGAACTACGAAGGCAACCCCAATACGGTAAAGGTGGTAGGCGGTATGTTGGTTCACTATACGATAGCGGAAACCGTAAAAAGTTGGCAGCTAAATACGGCCACCTTTTCGAACCTTGTAAGCGGAACGGTCTATTACATATACGCCCGTTGCCAAAAGACAGGAACAGCCGGAAACATCGTTTTCGACACAGTACAGCGAGCGGTAGACGGCGACCCTACATATTACTATTTCTTGATAGGAAGCCTTAGCAGCGTGATAACCGATACCAACGGGAACCGGCCGGCGCGTCTTATTGCCCTAACTTATGGCGCAACGACCATTAACGGGCGTTTCATTACTACGGGGCGTATTCAAAGCGTAGACGGGCAAACCTACTTCGACTTGGACGCGGGAGAGATAGGCGGTAATATTAAGTTTGTTTCTACGGACGGTTCTATAAAAGATGTTTCCGACCTTGAAGCAATGATAGGCGACGAAAATAAGGTATATACAACCCAGCCGACACCACCGTACAAAAAAGGCGATATTTGGGTAGACGGGAAAGTTTTACGCAAATGCAATGTAACCCGTACTACGGGCGATTATGTTGCCGCCGATTGGGTAGAAGCCGTAGAATACGACAATACGCAGACCGTAATAAATGGTGGTATAGTTACTTCCGGTACCGTACAACTTGCCGGAAACGACAGTACAATTAAAGCGGGAATTACGGGCGAAGGAACCAGCGAAACAAGCGTTAGGTTTTGGGCGGGGGCGACAAAAGCCAATCGCGCGTCCGCACCTTTTAGGGTGTTACAGGACGGTTCTATGTATGCTTCAAAAGGTATTTTTGCAGGATATTTACAAACGCCTTTTATTTATCTTGGAGATTCGGACGCGGTTTGGAACTCAACAAGGCACGTATTCCAAATAAAAGAAAACCTAAATATCGTTTCAGACGGCCTAAAAGACACATATCATGCTTACGAAGATTGGATAGAATTACCATTCGACGAAAAGTATATCGGGGCGCGTATAACTCTATTAAATAATAGATTCCCGCCCTATACAAGAACGCCGGCCTCTTTTGCAAAGACGGTACTACTTGTATCATCGGCATCCCAATCGAGTTATATAGGTATTGGCGGACGGCCTAAAACAGGGACAATAGATGAAACCGACCCCTTTGCAATAGAAATTTTTGCGCGGGTCGCCGAATTATTGTGCGTGCATTATTCTACGGGGAAACCGTATTGGATTGTTTTGAATTGGGGAAGTGATATTATAGAAAGAACTTGGCAGTAATTAGGAGTTTTTAATTTTTTACCAACAAGCGTATTATAATAATACGCATAGGGGTATTTTTGTGTAACTTAATATTTCGATAAAATGAGTACAACGAGAGGGGGCGAAACGGTTTCCGCCCAAATCGGAACAATCGGCCCGATTGAAGGGCTAAGCGCGGGTAACTTCAAAATAGAAGGTACGCCGTTTAACATTAAGAACGACGGAGAAACCGCCGTAGTTCTTGAAGTAAACCTTTGGGGTATGGAACCGGGCACGTTCGTAGCTACACGCTTCGAAGTAGGCTGGAACCCCGAAATAGTCCGCGAGATTAGGCAAACGAGTATTAACGCTACCCTTATTTGGGGGTATTAAATCAGCAAGATATGGGTTTATTGATTGGAGTAGGAAACACGAAGCCGACGTTTCCCTATGATTACTACTACGGTATAGAATGGGATTCTAACGTAGCTTCTTCGGCTTGTACCCGAATTGGTCGCCCGGAACTTCACGTTTCGCTGCCTATTCAAAGTAAAATGCGCCGTTGTATCTTGCGCGATAACGGAACGGTGGCTTACTACCTTCATGCGAACGACAGCACCAAGCGCGATACAGGAGCCGCCGCCAAACTTGACGGTACCGACGGGCAGGTAATGGTAGAAATACCGGCCCACTACCGCAAGTTCGAAGTAGACGGTACTAAATTCCGTTGCCTTCTTTCCGAACACGCATTACCGGGGTTCCACTTGGTACCGCTTGCCTATCGTTCGGCTTACGAAGCTGCCGTAGACCGTACCGTATCGGCTACGCCGAAACTTGCAAGTGTCGTAAACACTTCGGAGGCTTTCCGAGGCGGTGGCAATAATGCGGCATACGACGGAACATATCGCACATTTTTGGGCCGACCGGCTACGACTATCAGCCTTACCAACTTCCGGGCGTACGCGCGTAACCGGGGAAATGCAGGCAAGAACGGGGCCGGTTGGAATTGCGACGTTTACGAGGTACAAAAAACTTGCTGGTGGCTTTACGCCGTCGAATACGCTAACTTTAATTGCCAGCTTGCCTACAACGCAGAACCTACGAGCGAAGGATACAAGCAGGGAGGATTAGGCCCCGGCGTTACTACGGTAAGTAATTGGAGCGCATATAACGGGTATTACCCTTTTGTCCCCTGCGGTCATACCAACGCCCTCGGAAATAAAACGGGGGTCGTTGATTACGCTATGCCGGATTCGGAAGGGGGCGTATTTGCTACCGTTTCGGTTCCTTCCTACCGAGGTTTGGAAAATCCTTTCGGGCACGTTTGGAGTTGGACGGACGGCTGTAAATGCAATATTCAGAGCGACGCGGCCGGCGGCCTTAGTGAGTTTTTCGTATGTACCGACCCGGCCAAATTCCAAAGCAACGACTATACCGACTACGAGAAACGCGGCGACCTACCGCGCAAGGAAGGCTACGTTAAAGTTATGATGATTGGCGAGTACGGCGAAAATATGCCGACAGCAGTAGGCGCAAGTTCTACTACTTACTTCGCCGATTACTTCTATACGAACGTAGTAAGCAATACCGGACAAAGGGGCGTGCTTTTCGGCGGTGATGCGGATAACGGCGCGAATGCCGGCTTTTCGTGCGCGTGTACGTATTACACGGCTTCGAATGCGCATGCGGATATCGGCTCCCGGCTTTGCTTTTTACCCGCTTAAAACGACACGCAACGGAACGCATTAACAAAGAAGGTTTAACTACGGCGGGCTTTCGAATTAGCCCAAATTAAGACGAATGCCCGCCGTTCAATTTTTCGCAAAAATGGAAAACAACAGGCAGGACGACGGAAGTTTAGCTTTCTTGCAGATTGAGCCGGACGCGAATAACAAGCACTTCAATTGTTCGGAAATAACCCAGCAGAAGTTAATTAACCTTTCTTTTTGGGTTATCGACTTCTTGGACGACGTTAAAACGAAGTTCGGAACCGGTCGCTTCTTGGTTAAGATTAAGTTCAATAAAGAAGACCCGGATAAAGACGCGCGGAAGTTCTTTACCAATTCGCAGGAAATTAAATATATCCTTGGGAAGATTAAGGAACGCAACGCCTTTCCGCGTAAGGTAACTATGCGGGCTT